TGAGTGACTTCTGGGCCGCCGAGCCCGTGTTCCTGGTGCCCGACCCCCATGACCTGACGGACGAGCAGATCGGGGTGCTGCGCGACGTCAAGATGGCAATGGGCAAATCAATCGACCTGGCCGGGCCCGACTGGCCGCTGGACCCCCATCGCCCGGCCATCGGCCTGTTCGGTGTCGAGGGCCCGTGGACGGCCCCCGCCGACGGCGGCTTCGACGAGATCTGGCCGCTGGTCCTTCAGGGCCGGTGGACGGTGACCGCCTCGGAGAAGGGCGGTGCGCCGTGGATGACGCAGGACGTCCTGTGGATCGACATCGAAACCTACTCGCCCGTCGACCTGGCAAAAGCCGGAGTGTATAAGTATACGGAGCACCCGGATTGGCGGATCCTCATGTGCTCCTGGGCCCTCAATGATGGCCCTGTCCAACGAGCCGAGGGCCACGAGGCGATCCTGGCGATCCCCGGCCTGTTCGACAGGAAGGTCCTCAAGATCGCTCACAACGCCTCCTTCGAGCGCATCAACCTGTCGAGGCTCAAGAGTCGAGGACGGGGGAAGTTCCTACCCCCCGAGCAGTTCTTCGACACCGCCGCCCTCGCACGGGCGTGGGGGCTGCCCGCCTCCCTGAAGGACTTCGCCATCTCCGTCGGCGCCGAGGAGAAGGACGAGGCCGGAACCCGGCTCATCAACCTGTTCTCCAAGCCCAACAGGAAGGGCGAGAGGGTGACCGCGGAGGAGAAGCCCGACGACTGGGCGGCGTTCGGCGCCTACTGCGACCAGGACGTGGAGACCATGCGCGACGCCGCCAAGAGGCTCAACCGCGGGTTCCCGCGAATGGAGGACTTCGTCTACGAGGTGGACCAGCGGATCAACGACCGGGGCGTCCGTGTCGACGTCGCGCTGGCCGAGGCCGCCGAGCGCTGCTTCAAGGACAACAGGACCGAAGCGTTGAAGGAGATCGAGAAGATCGCCGGTGTCGACAACGGCAACTCGGTGGCCCAGCTGCGGGCGTGGCTGAAGAGCCGGGGTGTCGACACGGAGGACCTGCGCAAGGACACGGTGAAGGAGCTGCTGGAGGGCGATCTGCCCGACGACGTCCGCAGGGTGCTCACGCTTCGTCAGGAGTGCGCGGTGTCGGCCGCCGCGAAGTTCACCGCCGCCATCCGGGCCACGAACGGCGACGGCCGCCTGCGGGGTACGATGCAGTTCTTCGGTGCTTCGACGGGCCGGTTCGCTGGTCGGCTCATCCAGTTCCAGAATCTCGCCCGCGACGGTTTCAAGGCCGCTGGCGGCGGCTACGACACGCAGGCCGAAGAGGCCGCGGTGGGGCGGCTGCTGGAGGGCGGCTCGGTCCCCTCCCCGGAGCTGAAGAAGCTGATCCGCCCGCTGCTCATGGGGCCGTTCGTCGTGTGCGACTACTCGTCGATCGAGCCCCGCGTGCTGGCGTGGCTGGCCGGTGAGCAGTGGATGATCGACGCCTTCAACAACAACGAGGACATTTACGTCGCCACCGCTGAGCGCATGGGTGGCGTCGAGCACGGGTTCGACCGGCAGAAGGGCAAGGTCGCCACCCTGGCCTGCCTGCCCGGATCATCGCAGATCTTGACGAACCGGGGTCTGGTCCCCTTGCGGAACGTTCGTATCTCAGATAAGGTATGGGATGGCTCTCGGTTTACCAGGCACGGAGGAGTTGTCTACCGAGGGCGGAGGAGAGTGATGACCTATGACGGACTCACCGCGACGCCCGACCATACCGTCTGGGCGTGGAGCCTGGGGGCACCGAGGCCGGTACGACTTGAAGACGCCGCCGCCTGCGGATCACGTCTCGTACAATCAGGATCAAGTAGGACTCCGCTTCGGGTGGGTGGAGATCCTGACCGCGGAGCGTCGGTACACCAGGGGTTGGTGCGATCCCATGGTGCTCACACGATGCACCGGTTGCGGTCAGGTGCAGTGGACGAGCTACACGAATCTGAAGAACGGGAGATCGAAGGGGTGCTGGCCTTGCAGCCGTCCCCGGAAGATCCCCAAGAAACTGGATCGCGTTCTCACCGCGGCGAAGCAGCGGTGCACCAACCCGAACGACGCGGCCTACGCCCACTACGGCGGTCGGGGTATCACCTTCGACTTCGATTCGGTCACCGAGGCGGGTCTGTGGATTCTGGAGAACTTGGGTCCCTGTCCCGAAGGACACGAGCTCGATCGTGTGGACAACAGCCGCGGGTACGCTCCTGGAAACCTGCGGTGGGCCACCCCGGTGCAGAATATGGCGAACAGAAGGTGCACTCGCCTGGAGGAGTACCGTCCCGAGGAGTGGCCGTACGAGGAGAACACCGTCCGGCGCAAGCTCTCCGAAGGCTTTTCGAGAGAAGAAATCTTCCAGCAAGCCGAGTCGGCAGTGACGCACAAGCGCAAGGGCTGGCGTCGGATCCAGCAGCGGTTGATGTCTATGACATCCGAAATGCGGGCCCGCAGCATCGGTACACCGCGGACGGAGTCCTAGTACACAACTGCGGATACAGGGGCGGTGTCGGCGCCATGCTCGCCATGGGCGGGCGGCACGTGCTTCCTCCGAGCGCCTCGGAGGATGAGGTTCGTAGACGACTCAAAGAGATCGTCGATGCGTGGAGAAATCACTCCCCCGCCGTCCGGCGCTTCTGGGCGCAGCTGGAGCGCATCCTGGGCACCGGAGGGGGTGTCGACACCGGCCTGGTCAGCATCGAGGTCAAGGGGCAGGACCGCTACGTGTGGCTCCCCTCCAAGAGGCCCATCGTCTACCGCGGCCTCACCCGACGCTGGAAGCAGCCCCTCGACGTCGACGGCACCCCCCTGGGCCCGGCCCGCCTTGTGCCCCACGTCCTCAACACGGGGGGCGACAGGGCCCGGGTCCCCTACAAGCCGCTGCACGGGGGTATCATCACCGAGAACATCGTGCAGGCCGTCGCACGCGACATCCTCGTCCAAGCGCTTCGCGCTTTGGAAGAGGCCGGGTGGCCCGTCGTCACCCACATCCACGACGAGGTCGTCTGCGAGATCCCCGCCGACAAGCGAAGCCTCAGCGAGGCCGAGCTCGTCGCCGAAGTGTCCGGGATCATGTGCCGTCCGCCCCACTGGGCCGACGACGATCTCGTGATCAAGGCCGCCGGTTACACCTGCCAGCGGTACCACAAGGAATGACAAGAGAGGAAGAGAGCATGTCCGACGACATGATCAACCACCCGCCCCACTACAGGCTCGGCGACCGCGAGGTCATCGAGATCACCGAGCACCTGGACTTCCTGTCCGGCAACATCGTCAAGTACATCTGCCGCGAGGGGCGCAAGAGGGGCGCCGACCCCCTGGCCGACCTGTACAAGGCGCTGTGGTACCTGGAGCGCAAGATCCGCCTCTACGACGGAATCCACGACAACATCCGGCACTCCGACTGCGCCCCGTACGCCTTCATCCGCGACGCGAAGATCGTCCTGAAGGCCGCCGGTGTCGACACCACGAACGTGACCGCCCTGGCGGGCATGCTGTTCGTCAAGAACGGACGCCTGTACTACAACACCTGCGTCGACCCGGAGAACGTCGGCAGCCACGGATACGTGGAGGCCTCCGTCCCCTGGCCCGACGAGACCGAGCTCAAGCTCCTGCGCGCCCAGCGCGACCTGAAGTACCTCGACGAGGAGCGCGCCGAGCTCGCCGACACCATCCGCCGCCTGGCCGCACAGGTCGAGGCCGGGAACGACAAGAAGGAGAGCACCGATGAGTGACATCGACCCGGCCGTTGAGCGCGCCGTCGACGAGATCGACTACGTGGGCCATAACACCGTCAACCCCTACAACTACCTGGCCGAGATCATGTTCCTGACCTCGGCCGCCTGGAGCAGCGGGGCCAAGCGATTCTCCCTGTCCGCCATCGCCGCCCGCTCCGCCCTGTGGGTCGCCTACCTCGACGAGAAGGCCGACGGCTCCTCCCTGCACGGCCTGCGACGGCGTCGGGGCCGGGCGCGTCGCGTCCTGGAGAACGAGGTCATCGCCGAGTACCAGCGCGCCTACGACAAGCACCACGGCCGCACCCCCTTCAACCCGGAGGTGGCCGAGCAGATGAAGTTCGTGATCCTGGCCGAGGAGGTCGGCGAGGTCGCCCGCGCCCTGACCCCCGACGCCGACACCCCCGTCGGCCATGCGGCCCCGCTGCGCGACGAGCTCATCCAGGTGGCGGCCATGGCCCTGGCCTGGTGCGCCCGCATCGTCGTCGACACGGAGCGGAGGAACAACCCGTGAGCCGTGGCAGCAAGGTTGCGATCCGCATCGAGATGCACCCCAACGGCGTGCACATCATCGACAACGTCGGCGGCCAGGCGCTGTGGGGCGGCGTCAACGAGTTCGACATCATCTGGTCGCCCGCCCCCTTCGACCCCCGCGCCCAGCCCGAGCGGGTCCGGCGCTCCCGGGCCTGCGGGCTGGCCGCCATGCTGAGGGCCCTGACCCGGGTGTGGTTCGACAAGGGCGACATCCCCGTCCTGGCGTGGCACCGCGGCAAGGAGGGCTGCGACCCCGCCCGGGCGGTGGCGTGCCGGGCTGTCGCCTCGCACGCCAAGGGCTCCGGGCGCTGGCGCAAGGCTGAGCCGGGCGACCTTCGCGGCGAGGACGCGGTGGTGATCGAGGCGTGAACGTCGGAAGTTGGTTCGCCTATTGGTTCTTCACCGTGCCCCTGCTCGGCTTCTGCACCGCGTACATGTTCACCGTGGACGGCCACGAGGAGGGCTTTTCCAAGTGGTGGTTCCGGGCCCTGTGCTGCCTGTCGATCGCACTGGTGTGCTTCGGCGTCATCGGGGCGGTGATGGGCTGGTGAAGGACGTCATCATCGCCCTGGTTGGGGTCGCCTTCCTCTCCTTCCTCTTCGACATCACCTCAAGGGACAGGGAGGATACGGTTAGCCGAGTCTTCAACTTCTTCGAGGTGCCGATCGCGGCGCTGGTCGTGCTCGCCTCGTACTACTTCTACGGAGGAGATCGATGAAGTACGCACTCGCATTCATCGCGGCGTTCATGCTCTCGTTCTCGCTGAATGAGATCGCCGAAGCGTTCGAGGGGCCCGTCGGCGTCATGATCAAGGTGCTGGCCGTCCCGGCCGCCGCCCTCACGGTCTGGTTGGTGGTGAGCACGCTGTGACCAGGGTCTTCGCCTACGACCCGGGAGTGTCGACCGGGTGGGTCCTGGGGGTTGTCGACGGCGACGACGTCGAGATCGTCGAGTACGACCAGTTCACCGCCCCGAGCCACACCGACACGGCGTTCACGCTCAAGGGCGCCATCTGGTGCTACAAGCCGGACGTCGTCGTCGGCGAGCGCTTCGACCTGCGCCCGCACAACCAGTTCCTCGCAGACCTCACCCCGGTGAGGGTCAACGCGATCATGGACTACATCTACGACCGGCGGCCGATCGTCTACCAGACGCCGACGCAGGCCAAGACGCTGATCCGCGACGCCACGCTGAAGGCGTTGGGGTTCTGGCCGACGGGCCGCTCCGTGGACCAGCCCGACGCCGACGACGTGCGTGACGCCGCACGCCACCTCTACCACTACTGCGCCATGACTCTTCGCCTGAAGGGCCTGCTGGAGCGCATGTCGAGGTAGCCGACGAGAAGCCCGCCCTCTTCCTTCGGGGAGGGGGCGGGCCTTTTCGTGTTCCGGTTCCGGCTCAGTTGCCCTTACGGCGTCTTTGCAGCCGTCCGACCTCGACCTTCAGGTCGTGCACCTCGATGCGCAGGCGGTTGTTCTCCTCCTGGTACTGGGCGATGATCGTGTCCTTCGTGTTCAGGGCCGCCTGGAGGCTCTCCAAGCCGAACCTGGAGCGGGCCATCTCCGCCTCTCCGACGCCCCGCTTGCGGTCAGCGCTGACTTTCACCCAGGAGCCCCAGGCCGCCAGGGCGGAGGTGATGAGGGCGATGACGGACCCCACCGTGGTGAGCAGGGGCGTCAAGCGATCACCCCCTATCTGTGCCGTTACCGTTGCGATCGCGCAGCGCGGTGAGGATTATGGCGCGGTGTCTGAGCCACCGCAGCCAGTTCATTCTAGCGGACAGCAGGAACACGACGGACAGGAGCAGGGCGGAACGTGCGCCCAGACCGTGGGCGGATACGACGAGGATCCAAGAGGCCGACGCGCACCCCAGGACGAGGGGCAGGATGACCATCTCCGCCTGCGAGCGCCCGGTCAGGCAGGCGAGCGCGCAGCCGCCGGCCATGACCGACAGGGCGATGTGGACGGCCAGGTTGTACCAGATGGCCGCATCCGGGGTGTAGGGCATGAGCCCGGCCTCGCGGATGGAGAACACCGACAGGGCCAGGTAGCCGACGGCGCGCATCCCCCGGTCGAGGGTGTTGGCCCAGGGCGGGTGCGGTATGTACATGAGGCTCACGCCTCCCAGCCTTTGATGGCGTAGTTGATGCGGATGAGGCTGCCGGGTGCGGCGCCCCGGGCCACGTAGGGGACGCGGACGATGACGCCCTCGTTGTTCTTGACCTTGTCCCACCCGTAACCGGCGCCGCCGATGATCCCGCCGAATGACCACACGTCGCCGTTGGTGATCAAGGCGGTGGCGATGCCCGTGTACTTGCGGGCCAGGCTGATGAACCCGGTGAACTTGCTGTCGAGAGGCGTGGGCACTCGGATGACCGTGGATCCGGCCTCCTCGCGGAATCGGCTGGCCTCCCCGCGGCTGCCGACGAGGATGGCGTTGGTGATCGGGGTGGCGGGGGTGGCGACCTCGTTGCCGGTGATCATCCAGGAGGTGATGTTGGAGCCGTCGGACTTCCAGGTGGCCCCGTCCCAGGCGATGATGCGCCCGTTGGAGGTCAGGTAGATGAGGATGGGGTCGGTGGCCGACGGGGTGACGCCGGCGGCGACGAGGGTGTCGCGCAGGGTGTTGGCGGCGGCGGCGTTGCTGGCCTTGTAGATGGATGACTGGCGCAGCTTGGAGATGGCGTTCGACACGGAGGAGACGCCGAGGTTGAGCAGCGTGGGCCAGTCGGCGGCGGTGTCGTCGCCGGAGTACGTGTAGATTCCGTTGCGGTCGGTTCCGGTCATGGTCCTATTGTCCCTTCTCAGCAGGGGATGAGCATGGCGGAGGCGAAGTCCGAGCCCCAGCCGATGTAGTTGGCCCCGTTGTTGCGCATGCCCATCTTCGTCCAGATCGTGCACTTGCCCGAGGTGGGCAGCTTCGTGGCCATGCCCATGAACATGGGGACGTCGGACTGCCATCCGTAGCCGTTGTACACGTAACCGGTTTCCATCCACGAGCCCGAGTCCCTGTTGCGCAGAATGAATAGGGCCCGCTGGTTGGGGTTCTGCGCCCCCGACACGCAGTTGATCGACGCGATGATGATGGCTCGGCCTGAGGCGGGGGCGTTGAAAGACCACGAGTAGGCGACGCATCCGTCGGAGGCGGCGTTGACCGTCGTGGGGTTGCGCTGGAACTTGAACTGCGCCCCGAAAATAATGGACGACACGTCCGTCAGGTCGGCGTACGGGCCTTGAACCAGATTGCCGCTGTTCGGGTTGTTCAACGCCAGGCCGTTCGCCAGGGACGGGTGCATCCGGGCGTACACCTTGTTCCCCCGCCACACGGTCAAGCCGTGGTTGGCGTCGATCTCCACGCGGTCGCCGTCCCCGTTCGTCGTGGTGGCCAGGGTGGCGCCCAGAACCATGCCCCCGGCGATCAGTCCGCCCTTGATGGTGCCCCCCTCGATGACCTTGCCGCGCAGCGTGTTGGCGTCGACGCGGTCGCCGGACAAGATGCCGAACTTGATGTCGTTGGCGTTCAGGCTGCCGATGACCCCGCTCTCGGCGGTGATGGTCCCGGCGGCCAGCACGGCGGCGGTGAGGGACCTGGCGGCGATGCGGTCGGAGCCGATGAACCCGGAGGTGATCACACCGGCGTCAAGGCCCTGCACGTGCGTGGTGGTGATAGCCCCATTGGCGATCATCGACCCCTCGACCGGGTTCCTGGCCACGGCCCCGGAGGACTGCGCCTGCTTCCACACCCCCTCGACCATGCTGTTCGACATGGTGCCCGTGAGGTCCGCAGCGGCCACACCGGCCTCGATGAAGTCCTCAACACCGGCCCGGAAGCGGTACATCCGGTAGTTGTCGTCCGTGTCATACCACAGGTCTCCGTCGTTGCGCCCATTGAGCGAGGGCTTGTCGGCCTGGTAGAAGATCGTGTTCTTCCCGTCAGCGGACTTCTGGGCGCGCTGGGCGGCCAACTTAGCGGCCGTGGCCATGTCCTCCACGGCCTGCGCCTTGTCCAGGGCCTCCTTCGCCTTCTTCTGCGCCTCGGCGGCGGCGGCCGCGGCCTGGGCGGCGTCGTCCCCCTCCACCAGCACCCAGGCGTTCTTATCGCCGTCGAAGACGTAGAGCTTCGTCGCACCCCCGGCGGTCGACACCCACAGGTTGCCAGGCTTGCGGTCGGCGCCGGTGGGCTCCGTGTCGGAGATGATGACCGCCTTCGCCCCCGCCACGGCCTTGGCCACGTCCTTCTTCGCCTGCTCCAGGTCCGCCTTCGTCTGCTCGTAGGAGGCGGCCAGGGTGTCGAAGCGCCCCGACAGGGCCTTGGCGGCCTGGAGGTCCCCCTTGGCGGCGGCGGCCAGGTGCTTGTAGTCGACGGCCCCCTCACCGAGGGTGTCGGTGCCCCAGTGCTGCTGCACCCACTTGCCGTCCGCGTCACCGTCGACACCCGGGGGCGACCACTGCCACACCTGCTTGACGCGGTCCTTGTCGACACCGCCCTGCTTGGACAGTTCGCACACGTACCAGGTGGCATTCTGGTTGACGGGGATGTCGGGGTTGTCGACACCGGGCCCGGGGGACACGGGGGGTGCGTCGTGCCAGGAGACGGCGTCGTCGGCCATGGCCCCGGCGATCTGCGCGAGCGACTGGGCGTCGTCGAGGCGGTCCTCCAGGCTGCCGATGGATCCCACGGCCGCCGTCCACCGGCTCATGATGCGCCGGGCGTGGGCGGAGGTGTCGCCCTCCTCCAGGATCGACACGCGCTTCTCGACGGCGCCGCGCCACTGCTGCGACTGGGGCGAGAGGTTGGAGGCGGGGAACACGGATGCGGTGAATGACGCCATCACAGGACTCCGATCGTGGACAGGTCGCGCAGGGTTCTTCCGCTTAGCGGAAGATTCGACACGCGCGGGTATTTGCGGTTGTAGTCGGCCAGGAGCGGGTGGCTGGTGGCCTGGAGCGACACCGCCCCCTCCTCGATCGTGGCCGAGTCGACCCGCCACCAGTGTCCCCGGTAGCGGAACCGGGCCCCCGGCAGGGCCCCCAGGACCGGCCCGGAGGGCGGGGACCCCTTCCATTGCAGGGTGAGCGTGGAGCCGACGCGGGCCTGCGCGGCCGCCTGCGCTGCGGCCCAGCCCTTGGCCGCGGTGTCGATGGACGGGTTGTCGATCGTGGTGACGTCGTCGGTGCCCTTCGCCCCCGTCGCCAGGCTGAGGGTCTCCACGTCGACGTAGGAGCCCAGGCCGCCGATCAGGTACAGGGCCGGGTGGTCCACTTTGCCGTCGGATTCGCAGACCCGGTAGGGGGACAGGTGCTCGTAGTTCATGCCCGACAGGATCACGGTGGCCGAGCGGCGGTCGTCGTTGAGCTTCACGGTGAGGCCCCCGCCCATGTCGGCCCACTGGGCGGGCATGATCGGCTTGTTGTCCTTGCCGACGACGACGTACAGGCCGTTGCGCATGTGCGTCAGGTCCGGTGAGCCGTCCTTGAAGGGGATGGAGCGCACCATGGTGGGCTGGTTGACGTAGGAGACCTCGGCGCCGAAGCGGATGGTGGTCTCCGTGCGCTCCCCGGCGTTGACGCTCATCGCGCCCGTGTCGCTGGAGTCCCCGTACTGGACGTCGGCCCCCGGGTACTTGGAGGGGGCCACCGGGTAGATGAGGCCCCGGTCTGCGTTGGCACCGACGCCCGTCCCGATGCGGGTGCGGTGGTAGACGTTGACCCGGATCTCCTTGGACCTGGCCCCGTCCTCCAGGCTGATCGTGGAGGACGTGGGGCGGTCCTGGAGGTAGATGTCGCGCCCGGGCCTGGGGGTGATGGCGATGGTGCCCTCCCGCCACGTCAGGTCGAGCATGTTCGCGGACAGGAAGCGACGGAGCATCGACCACACGTTGTCGCGTCCGCCGGGCAGGTTGTAGCGCTCGTCCTTCAGGGCGGCGTCGACGTTGACGGGCGGCATGGGCCAGTTGACGGCGAAGAAGCACCGGCTGATGATCGACTCCAGGTCGGTGCGGTGTACGGGGTTGAGCGTGCCCACCTGGTTGAGGGCCGACAGCCCCGAACCCCCCGTGATGGACCAGGAGTCCTCGTCGATGCTGATGTCGGTGATCATCATGTCGGACCGGCCGTGGTCGGTGGTTTGGACGATCAGGGTCCTGCCGAGCAGGGGCGTCAGATCGGCGGGGGTGAACCTGCCGGGGCCGCCGACGGTGACGGTGGCGGTGCCCGAGGGGGATTCGTCCCTGTCGAGGGACACGGCGTCCTCGTCGTAGGACCAGGAGCCGACGCCCGTGGGGGCGCCGAAGAACCTCACAGCCACGGCCACACCTCCCTCAATGTGACGGTGGCGGAGAACAGCCCGTAGGCGGGGTTGACGCCGGTGACGGCCAGGGAGCCGGGCTCGACGCGCATGGAGCCGAAGCCCTCCGGTGTGGCATACGGCCACAGGTCGGGGGCGGGGCCGCCCTTAGCACTGAAGGCGGCGCGCACCCAGGTGAGGACCTGGTCGGCCACGGCGGGGGCGGTGACGGTCACGTCGACGATCCTGGGGGCGTCGTCGAGCCCGGGAATGCGGGTGATGGCGGCGGAGGAGACGTTGACGCCGCCGGTGACCTGGATGAGGCCGGGTGCGGTGAGGGCTCCGGAGGCGACGATGTGCATGTCGGCGCCCGGGGGGATGAGCACGTGCTCCCGGTACACGTGCGCCCTGCCGTCGGCCGCCTGCGCCCCGGTGAACTCCAGGGCCTTGAGGGGCCCGTTGTTGACGTCGACGGTGCGCCCCAGGACGGTGCCCTTGTCGTCGTAGGCGAGGGGCGTCAGCGAGTCGGCGTGCAGGTGGGGGCGCCCCAGGAAGGGGGAGAGGATGTTGCCGCCGGAGTTCATGTCGTCCCGGTAGATGATCTCGTCCTCGCCCGCCCAGGTGAGCATGTCCTGGATGAGCAGCAGTTCGGAGCGGGTCAGGTTGGACCAGGACAGTTCGATGGTGCGGGCCGCGTACCTGGAGGCGGATACGACGGCCCCGCCCCCGACCAGCTGGTCGGCGGACCCCCAAGAAACCAAGGTGTGCGAGGCGGGGGCGTCGGGTGCGGGGATCCAGGCGAACCGCCTGCCCGTCCACAGGGCTGCGACACCATGGCGCGCTGACATCAGTAGGTCCCCCTTCGCCCGGAGCGGGCGTTGACGTTGTTGACTGCGGCGCCCACGGCCCGGCCGTCCAGGTTGAGGACGGTCGACACGGCCCGGGCGAGCTGGTGGATCTGGTTGGGGTTGATCGTAATGGGTCCCGACAGGCCGGGGCTGTTGTTGACCTTGACCTCGGGGCGGTACTGTCCGGCGCGGATGGCCTCCATCATTCCGGGCCCGTACTTGTCGACGCTGGTGCGGGGCATGACGTACTCGCCGGACTGGACGCCGATGACGCCGCCGACCGGGGTGATGCCGAGCATGTCGTCGGCGTCCCAGTTGCCGGTGCGCCTGCGTCCGCCGAGCATTCCGCCGCCCCCGGCCCGTCCGGGCACGCGGCCGCCGTGGGCCCTGCCCAGGAACCCGGCCAGACCGGCCAGCGCCCCGCTCACCACCCGGGCCCGGATGGTCACGTACCTGTCTTCGGTGAGCGCGCTGAGCTGCTTACCGGCCCTCCAGGTGTCCGCCTCGGCTGTGACCGGGGCCTGGTAGCCGGTGCCCCCGTTGGAGGCCATGGAGCGGATCCCGGCTCCGGTGCGGTCGGAGGTGCCGTTGTCGGACACATCGACGTCGACGACGCGGGGCACCGCCTGGATCGTCCGGGTGAGGTTGTCGAACGCCCCGGACAGGGTGGTCACCTCGCCCTGGTTGAAGCCCATCTGCGTGGCCTGGGCGATGAACTCCTGCTTCAGCTGGGCGGCGTAGGCGGTGAGCTGCTCGGTGGACGCCCCGGAAGCCGCGTAGGCGTTGATCATGTCGATCATGGTGGACTGGAGGGCCTTGAGGGCGGCCCGGTTGTTGATGGCCGCCTCCGTGTACCCCTGGAGGGCGTACATACCCTCCTTCGTCTTGGCGATCTCCTTCTCCTTGTCGGCGATGGAGTTCTTCGTGTCGGAGATCTCCTTCGTGGTCTTGTCGATGTCGACCTGGATGTCCCTCTCCCGGCTGGTGTCCCCGTACTTCTTGGCGACGGACTGGAAGTAGCGCTGGTTCGCCAGGTCGTTCTCCTTCTCAGACAGGGTGTTGTTCAGGTCCCAGATGTCGTCGGTGAGGTCCTTGATGGACTTGTTGGCGTCCTCGATGGTCTTGCGCATCGAGTTGAGCTGGGCGTGGTACTTGTCCTGGGCGTCCTGGTTCTGCCAGAACTTGTTCAAAGCCTGGTTCATGGCCTTGTCGAGGCGGGAGAGGAAGTCCTCGAAGATCTCCTCGGGGGTCTTCTCCTTCCTGGTGCGCGACGAGGAGGACCGGGGGGTGTGCTCGCGATCCCCTCCGCCGCCACCGCCGCCCCCGCGGTGGCCGCCTCCACCACCTCCGCCCCCGTGGCCTGAGGAGGTCTTAGGGGTGAACTGGTAGCGCTGCTTGTTGCCCTGGAACATGGTGTTCGCCAGACCGCGGACCGAGCCGCCGCCCCCGGTGAACCCCATCGCCCCGATGCTCATCCCCGCGGTGATCTGCTTGGTGGTCAGGCCGCCCTTCGACCCGAGGGCGTTCTTATTGAGCCGCTTCCCGCCGGTGTTAAGCCCGCCCCCGGGCCGCGAGGAGGTGCGGATACCGACACCCGCGAGGATCTGCTGGATGAGGGCGGCGGCGTTATTGGCGTTGGTGACCGCGTCCTGAAGACCGGCGTTCAGGGTGCTCATGTCGACGGTGGGCCCGGAGATGGTCTGGTCGAGGGAGGAGACGACGTTCGACATCTGCGCCTCGACCCACGTGGTGTCGATGCCCTGGGCTTTGAGGTCGTCGATGGCGGCCTGCACGTAGGAGGCGATGTACTCCTGCGCCTCGACGCCGCTCATGCCCATCTCCTCGGCCATGCGACCGGCGTACTGGGCGGTGGCCTTCAGGTAGTTCTGGAGGGCCTCCAGGTTGGACCGGCCCGCCTCGGTGAACGTGTCGAACGAGTTGCCGTTGTCGTACAAGGACTGGTTGAGTTCGTCGAGGGCGGAGTACATGCCCGCCTCGGCGTTGGTGAACTGGAAGGCGGCGTCGACGATGGCGTCGAGGGACTGGAGGTACTCGTCCCACGCCTGCCCCGCGGTCTTGGCGTCCTCGGCGGCGTCGGCGGTGGCGTCGGCCAGGCTCCCCGTGGCGTCGGCGGCGTCCTGGGTGTCTCCGGTGAGTCCCTGGACGATCTGGCCGAGGGCGGTCTGGGACGACACGGCGTCGGAGGCGGCGCCGGACACGTCGCCGAGCTTCGTGCGCAGATTCTCCAGGGCCTCGATCTGGTTGTTGAGGTTCTGGACGTCCTGTTCGGCCTGCTGCCCGGCCTGGGTGCTGTAGTACTTGCGGATGGGTGTGCCGGTGTAGTCGTAGGGGCCGGAGTAGGTGCGCGCCTCGTACGTGTTGGCCTTGTAGATCTCGTCCTTCCGGTCCTTGAGCTGCTGGATGAACCCGTCGATGTACGAGTTGGCGGCGTCCTGCCCGCCGGTGGCGTACTGGCGCGACCACTCCTTCCAGTCGAAGCCCTGGTCGGTGAGCGTCTTGAAGTCGTTGGCCGACAGGGACTTGAAGGCGTCGGAGGAGGCGATGGCGTCCTTGATGAGGGCGGCGGTGTGGTCGCCGATCGCCAGGGTGGAGTAGCCCATGGCGGCGGCCTGGTCCTTGGTGGCCTGGACGAGGTTCCCGGAGGCGTCGATCCAGTAGTAGAGGGCGTCGGCACTGTCCTTGGTGCTGTCGGCGGACCCGTCGACGGCCAGTTCGAGGGCGCCGAAGGTCTGCTGTGTGCCGTCGGCGGCCTCCTTGGCGTCCTGGATGAGCGCCTTGGTGAGGGCCTCGCCCCCGCCCAGGGCTTGGAGGTTCTCGACACGGGCCTGCTCGGCGGCTTCGGCGGCGCGCTTGGCGGAGTTGGCCCACTCGTCGTAGAGCTGGATGACGACGGGGATGGCGGTGGCGGCGATGCCGATCCACCCCATGGGGCCGATGGAGGCGATCCCGCTCATGACGCCCTTGAGCCCGCCCATGGCCTTGGCGAGCAGCCCGGTTTTGGCGGCGCTGGAGGCGGCGGCCGTCCCGACGCCGGCAAGATCCTTCCCCGCCTCCCCGGCGGCGTCGCCCACCGCCTTGATGGCGTCGGCGTTCTTCTTCGCGGCCGCGCCCGCGGCGGCCAATCCGCCGAGCGAGGTGGCGGCCTGGTCGGAGCGCTCCAGGGCGGTGCGCGTCTTCATCAGGCCGATGTTCTCGTACAGGGCCGTGTTGGCCTGCTTGATGAGCTTGTAGATGTTCGACCAGGTCATCTGCCCCGACAGGCCCGCCTGCACCATGTTCGTCCTCATCGACACGTAGGAGGCGGCGACGTTGAGGACGAGGGCCTGGAGGACCTTGGAGATGGCGACGAGGGACCCGAAGATGACCAGGCCGGAGGAGGCGGCCAGGAAGACGCGGCCGAAGGCGTTGTCGCCGATGTGCGACAGGGCGTCCTGGATGACGATGAGGCCGTCGAGGATCTTCTTGACGACGCCGAGGAAGGGGCCGCCGAGCGAAGCGCCCAGGTTGGCCAGGGAGTTCTTCCACCGGGCGATGGTTTCGGTGAGGGTGGCGTTGAGGGTCTCCAGGCTCTTGTCGAGGAACTCGGTGTTGCGGGCGGCGTCGGCGGAGTTCTTGAACGACTCGTTGACCAGGTCGATGTTGAGGCTGAGCCGCTGGAGCAGCTGGATGTCGCGGGTGTTCTTGAACCCCAGGTTCTTGATGATGGTCCAGCGCTCAACGGAGTCGGTGACGTTGTTGAGGGAGGTGAGCAGGTTGTTGAAGAACGTGGAGGGGTCGGTGCGCCACAGGTTCTCCGCCTCCTCGGTGGTCATTCCGAGGACGGTGGCGAACTTGTCCATGCCCTCCCCGGCTTCGGCGACGGCGTCGTTGATGGACCCGAAGATGCGCTGGAGGGAGCCGCGCGCCCACTCCTGCTTGATGCCGAGGCTGGACAGGGCGGTGGCGTAGGCGAGGATGGCGTCCTGACCGATCCCGGCCGAGGCCGCGGAGGCGGCGATCGAGTTGGCCATGGTGAGGATCTCGGACTCGGTGGCCACGGACTTGGCTCCGAGTTCGGCGACCTGGGAGGCGAAGTTCATGTACCTCTGGCCGCTGTGGTCGGCTTCGACACCGGCATTGTCCACCATTTCGAAGAACCGGCCGAAGGCTTCGGTGGCGCTGTCGATGTTGGTGCCGGTGATGGTGGTGAACCCGGCGACGGCGTGGGTGAAGTCTCCGAGCTTGTCGGCGCTGATGCCCATCTGGGCGCCGAGCGAGCCGATCTGCGACAGGTCCTCGTAGGTGGAGGAGATCTGCGTGGACAGGTCCCGGTAGGTGTTCGACAGGGCCCGCATCTCGGCGGACTGCGCGGACATCTGGGTGGTGCGGGCGACGTCGGCGAACGCGCGCTCCTGGCTGGCGGCGGCGGCCACGGAGGCGACGGACAGGGAGGTGAACCCGGCGGCGAGCAGGGTCAGATAGTTGCGAAGGTCCTGGGCGGCGAAGCGGGTGGATTCCAGGGCGCCGATGTAGCGGTTGTTGGCGTCGATGGCGGAGTTGATGTCGGCGATCTGCGTGGCCCGGAAGGCCTGCGACCGTCCGGAGATCTCGGCGGCCTCCCGTTCGGCTTCGGCCAGGCGCCTAGTCTCGTCGGCCTCCTGGCGGCGGACGCGGGCGAGATCCTGGTTGATGCCCGCGACGGTGGCGCGCTTCTCCTCGGCGGCTTCGGCCTTGCCGATGGCGTCGACGAGCTCCTTGTAGGCCTGGGTCTCGGCTCGCACTCCTTCGGCTACTTCGGCCCCGGGGGCGGTGGGGTCGGCCTGTCTGACGCGGGCCCGGTACATCTTCCCCCGGAACGCGCTGAGGGCCTCCCTCTTGGCGGCCTCGTCGAGTTCCGTCTTCTGCTTGGGCTGCGCCGCCACCGCCTGGTTGGTCTTGGCCAGGGAGGACTGGAGCTCCTTGTTGGCACGGGCGAGGTCCCGGGACACGTTGGCCAGGCGCGCGTACAAGTCGATCTGCGACTTGACCTTGTCCAGCTGGGGGCTGCCGATGTAGTCGGTGGTCCTGGTGGCCTTGGCCATGGCCTTGACAGCCTCGGAGATGTTCTGGGCGGTCTTGGAGAAGTCGACGCCGTCGAGCTCCTTGCGGGCGGCGGTCAGTTCGCGGGTGACCTTGATGAGGCCCTTGTAGGCCTCGATCTGCTTCATCATGGTGCGGTACTCCGCACCACCGCGCCCGGAGACGGCGTTCTGGAGGACGGCGGCCTTGGCGCCCTGGGTGGCCCTGGCCATGGCGCGGGTGGCTTCGGCGATGCGCCCGGCGGCGGCCGTAAACTCGTTGGCGCCCTTGGTGGCGCCGGAGGCGTCGACGCTGATCTTGAATCCGAGGTCGTCGACACCGGCCATGGTTGCTCCTTAGATCAGTTCGTTCGCCCGCGAAACATTCTACAAGCCCCGCATCGCCTCCCACGGCGGGGGCAGGGGGTCCTGACGTCCGATCGCCTCGTACTTCAGGCCGACGGGGCGCACGATCTTGGTGACACCGGGTTTGCGCCCGCCCTTCTTGTTGCCCTCCTGGTTCTCCTCCTGCTCCAGGTGCTGGCAGGCGTAGCACACCATGTCCTCGGTCTCGAAGTCGATGCGCCCGTCGGTAGAGCGGCCGTACCAGGCGGGCACCCCGCAGCGCTGACAGAGGGACTGCTTGTAGAAGGCATAACCCAACTCCAAGGCGATGTCGAGGGGCGTGCGGTAGTCCTGGGGCAGGTACTCGGGCACGAAGCCGCCGGCTATCTCATCCCACCGGGGCACGGTGCGCCCGTACGCACCCCAGCCGCCGAGGTACAGGGTGGGGGGCAGATGATTGTCGACGGCGGTTGAGATTGCCAGCAGGAACCGCTGGTTACTCGGCGTCGTCAGACAGGGCCCAACGAAACGTGGGGTCGGCCATCACCTGCCGCATGGCGTCGAGAGCGGCCTGCGCCTCCAGGAAGGTCTCGGTGAGCCGGTCCCATTCGGTGGCGGGCAGGGTCTCGTGCAGCTTCCGGGCGTCGTCGAGGCTGAGGCCGGTGCGCTTCTTGCCGCGGTACTCGACGGCGGTGACGGAGTGCGACAGGAAGTACTCGTTGAGAACGCCCTGCCTCTCCCGGCGGAACTCGTTGGCGACCTCCTCGTTCTGGCCCCTCGGAGCCTTGACCTTGTTGACGACGACGTTGCGGATGACGTCCATCTCCTTGGACGCCAGCGCCCGCAGGTGGAAGGTCATGGCGCGCTCGTCGAGGGCGGCGATGGCCTCCTTGAGCTCGCGCTCCAGGCGGACGGTCGGCGCCTCCTCGGCGATCGACAGGACCTGCTCGACACCGTCCTTGGCGTCGGCGCGGGCCTCCAGGAGGGCGCCGTTGAGCCGGAAGGCCTCGTCGGCGGCGGTGGCGTCGAGATAGATCTTGACGGTCTTGGTGGCCTGTCGGACTCCGTCGAGTGCGGCTCCGAGGTCGAAGCCCTCGTCCTGTTCGCTCTTCTTCTCTTCGGCCATGGCAGTGGGCCCCTCTCCTTCTCGAATGAACACTTAACCCGGGCTCGTAAGAACCCGGGTTAAGTGTAGCCGTCAAACGATCACTCGGTGAGCTTCTCGTTGAGGATCATGGTGCCCTGCGGCAGGAACGGCACGGTGAACTGGATCGGCGTGGTGGCGTCGGACGACACGTCCTGCGGGTTGTCGGGCATGACCAGGAAGATGGAGACCTCCTGGTCCTTGGCGGCCTCGGTGTCGACCGGGTAGCCGACGCGCTTGACCAGCCAGCCGCGCTTGTTGGCCTTGGCGCCACCCTTCTTGAACGCCTCGTAGGCCTTGGTGAACACCGAAGTGGCGGCGTCGGAGGCGGCGAGGTCCTGGCGGAAGAACGTCAGGTTGGCCTCATAGGCGTCGCGGGTCGGGGTCGACACGCCCGCGGTGTCGCAGATCGACGCCGTGGAGTCGGTCTCGGAGTCGGCGGCGTTGAGGGTGAAGCCGGTGACGATGGCGCACGAGAGGTTGATGACGGCGGGGTCCTTCAGGGTGGCAGCCTTGAGGACCTCGGTCGGGGTGGCGGCCTTCTCGATGGGCACCCACCACACAGTGATGTTGCCGGGCATCATCTTGGTTCCGGCGCTAGCTGCCATGTGTGTTCTCCTCCTTGGAGTTGACAGGGTCGCCGGGATGGACCACCCGGCCGTTGACTATCCACCCGGTTCCCCCGCAGCACTCTCGCGGCGACAGGGGCATGTCGGGTGGCACGGGCTCGAACAGAGAGGGCAGCGTCTGCGCGTAGCCTTCGTCCAGTTCCACGACGATCCCTTCTCGGGTTCTGTAGCGGGGCATCAGACGGCCTCGCTGATCATGGTCTGGAACGTCATGTAGCAAGCATATTTGAGCGGTTGTATGGTCGCGTCGGTGTCACCGTAGGAGTTGAGCTGGCCGGTTTCGCGGACCTGTCCGACACCGGGGGCGCTCCAGCCCACGAGCCGCGAGCGAACCTCCTCGCGCACGGCGTTGCGGACGGAGGCGGTGCGGGCGGCGACGAGGACGGCGAAGGTGTGCATCATGGCGGAGTACCGGGGCGAGGCCATCGACACCGCCTTGGCGCGGGGGGTGAGGTCGCCACCGAAGAAGACGGCGTAGACGCTTCTACCCTCCGCCCCGCCGGGCACGGCGTCCTCGACGACCTCCAGCCCCTCAATGCCGCGCAGGTGCGCCATGAGCGCCTGGTCGACTTCGTAGACGTTCACTTCAGCACCCCGTGGGTGAGTGCAATGCTGTCGAGGTCGTCCTCGGCCATGGCGCGGGCCTTGGCGAGGGCCTGCATGGCGCGCAGCTTGTGAGTGCCCTCCTCCTGGAAGACCGTGTAGTCGGGGGTGTTGATGAAGCCGATGAACACGGTGACTCCGCTGTTGTCGTCGCGCTCCCAGCGCACCCCGACGGATTCGCGCATGGCGCCGGTGTGCACGCGGGCGTCGGTGCTCTTGTCGTGCTTGTAGGGCATTCCGGCGCCGGAGGTGTCGATGACGTACTTGATGGTCTCGACGCCCTGGGCGGCGGCCTGATCGACGGCCCGGCGGACCTCGGCCAGGGCCCGCTCCAGGGCGCGCTCCTCCAGGCCGCGCAGGGCCCGGCGGATGTCCTTGACGCCGGTCTGCCTGATGGTGACGAGGTTGCCCTCGTTGGTGCTGCTCACCAGCCCTCACCCCGCAGGTCGTTGACGGACACGTCGCACAGGAGGGTGGGCTGCCACCAGTCGGAGTCGGTGACGGGATTGCGGATGACCATGGCCATGCCCTCCAGCTGGGGGTCTGTGTCGTGTCGCTCTACACGGAGGCGCTGGTTGAAGTCGAGTCGGATCCGCTTGGTCCGGTCGCCCCACTGCTGGGCAGGAATGAGGAGGTTCTTGTCGATGTGCCACAGCTGGACGCGGTAGGCGTGGGTGGCGGTGTCCTCGTAGGATTGCCGCCTGTTGCGGGCGCGCCAGTCCTTGTTGGGGGTGATGGCGGCCCAACCGCGCCAGATGGGGTCGACCTTCTTCTTGACGACACCGGTCCCGGGCACCCAGGTGTCCTCCTCGCCCTCGCCGTTGCCGACGGCCGGGGGGTAGATGGCGATGAGGCTGTTGCACAACAGCGACAGGAAGTCGTAGGCGGCGGAGTCGAAGTGGGGGTCCTTGAAGGCGAGTGAGCTCAGTGCCATGCGTAGTCCTGAGGCTCGGGGGTCCAGGGGGCGAGGTCGAATCCGATGTCGCGCTTGTCGTCGGAGTCGGCCTCGTCCATGAGGCGCTTGGACTGGGCGCGCAGCTCGGCGCCGAGCTTGGCCCCGTCGGTGGACTTGTCGTCGGTGGACAGGACTTTGAGCAGGAGGGACTGCGTGGTGGCGATGACGCGGACGGCGTCGGCGGCGGCGCGCTTGACGTTGCCGTTGTTGATGTCGAGGAAGGCCTGGATCTGTTCGTCGGTGAACAGGAGCGAGGGGGGCTGTCGCAAGTCGCGGGGGTCGGAGCGCTCCTCGATGTCGGGGATAAGAAGCCTTACCCTACCCACATTTGTGCTGAACGCCACAGGCACTTTCTTCCCCTCCTACTCGATATGGAAAACCCCGCCCCCGGGCCTCTGCCTGCAACCCGGGGGCGGGGCGTCTATCAGGCGCCCTGGCCGGTCGAGGCGACGATGCCGTCCGTGTGCAGGACGGCGCCGCCGGTGACCATGCGGGCGCGGAACTGGATGTCGTCGTTGTCGAACGAACCGGAGGTGGCCGACAGGGCCCCGCCGCCCAGAGACGTGCCCTGGTTGGCCGCGGCCCGCAGCTCGACGCCCTCCATGCCCATCAGCGTGGTGCGCAGGATGGTGCGCCGTGCGGCGGTGCGACCCCCGGCCGGAGCCAGGATCCAGTTGGTGTCGCCCTGAGTGGACCCGCCGAGCAGGCCGACCATGTCGGACTCGACGACCTCGACGCCCGCGGTGGGCGTGGTCGACAGGATCGTCTTGTTCGACGTCGCCCCGGCCGCGTCCTTCTCCTTGTGCTCGATGGACGTCATGGAGGTGACCATGTCGGCCATGGGCTTGAGGGTCGGGGGCACGAGCAGGACGAACTTCGGAACCTGGATGTACCGGCCGTTGACCTTGGTGTGGCGCACCTGCCAGATGGCGGCGCACAGGGCCTCGAAGGTGAGCGGCGAGTTCTTCGGAACGTTCTTGAGGACGTAGACGCCGTCGGCGGTGCGGGCCTGGAGGACCGTGGCGTTGGACTCGGCGATGATGTTCGTGTTGAAGCCGGGCGCGGCGGCGTCCAGGGAGAACAGGGCGCCGTAGACGGCGGCGTCGACAGTGCGCGAGGCCAGGAACGCGGCGTCCTTGGGGAACCGGGCGATGATGTTCCAGTTGTCGTTGATGAACGCCTCCCAGGACATCTGGAGGCGCACACCCTCCTTGTGGACCTCCACCCACCGTCCGGAGGCCCGGTACCCGAACGTCGGGTAGGGGGTGAGCTCGGGGATGCGCGGCATCGTCTGGGGGACGACGACCTCGCCGCCGTTGTCGCGCAGGAGCGTGGCGTCGATGTCGTGGTCGAGCTCGTAGAGCTGGGTGGGGCGGAAGGAGGGCAGCGCCTCGGTGGAGGCGAACTTCTCCCACGTGGTGGTCTGCTCGGCGTACTGGCTCTCGAAGGAGCCCTGGGCGACGGAGGTGAACCAGCCCGCGACCATGTCGGAGGTGACGGCCTCGGTGACCCTGGGCGCCAGGCCGAGGGTCATCATGACGGTCTCCTTGACGATGCCCTGCGAGGAGGGCACGCCCTTGAGGGCGAGGTCGAGGTGGTGGGCGAACTCGTTGCGGTTCTCGCAGATCCTGCCCTGAATCATGGGTTACTCCTTTCCCGGTCCGCGATCAGCGGGCTGTCGGGTCGAAGATGACGGGCACGACGTGCTCCGTCCCCTGCGCGGGCAGGGCGTTGTACAGGTATCCGACCTGGAAGCCGTCGGCCGCCTTGGTCGTGGTGATGGCGTGGCGCCCGTCGGTGAGCTTGTCGGCGTAGACGGGGGAGCCGACCTTGACGGCGCCGGAGTGCTTGACGCTCATCTTGAACACGCCGCCCCTGATGCGCACGGAGGCGTAGCCGGGGGCGTTGAAGCCGCCGGTGGGCTTGGTGGCGGGGATGTAGGTGCCGCCCGCGTCCTCGACGGCCTTGACGGCCTTCTTGATCTCCTCGGGGGTGGCGGCGATCTCGGTGACGAGGAGGCCGACGATGCCGCCGACCTTGACGATGTCGCCGATGTGACTGTGGCTGTAGTCGGTCTTGCTGACGGGCAGGGAGAGTGTGTCGGTGTACTCGAAGACCTGGATGTCGGAGATCTTCCGACCGCCGAACTCGTTGATTCCGATCATGATTCGCGTCCTCCTTCGCTCACTTGGCCCAGGAGGTGACCCGGACGTCGTCGCCGCCGGTCTTGTCCGCGGCGTCCTCGCGGACGACGGGCGCGGGGGCGATGGCCCTGATGTAGGCGCGCTCGGCCTCGATGGCGTCGTCGACACCGGCGCCGCGCTTGACGGCCTCCATGACGCGGGCCCGGGCCTCCTTCGGAAGGTCGTCGGCCTCGGCGATCTTGGCGGCGGCCTCGTAGGGGTCGGCCTTCGGGGCCGCCTTCTTCTCGGCCTCAACAGCCTTCGCCTTCTTCTCCTGGTCCGCCGCGAGCAGGGCCGCGGCCTCCTTGATGGCAGCGGGCATGGCGGCCGCCATAGCCTCCGACACCGCCTTGCAGATATCCTCCGGCTTCACGGCCTGTTCCTCCTGAACATTGGTGTTGGTGGGGTTGGAAGGGGTAGGGGGGTTCTTGACGCGCCAGCGGCCGTCGGATTCCAGGACCTCCAGGACGGCGCCCTTGGCCCCGGCCCTGGTGACGAAGTCGACGGACTGGATCCCGGCCAGGACCGGCACGACACCGTCGGGCCCTATCTCGTCGACGGACCAGCCGTTGATCGACACCCCGATGTCGGCCCACCGTTCGCGGATGATCCCGTTCACGGAGGGGTAGACCTTGATGTCGGCCTCCAGCGACCCGTCGGACATGATCTCGGCCCCGGATTCGAAGACGCCGGCGAGGTCGCGCACCGAGCGCTCCGGACGCTCCCAGTCCTCGGTCATCGTCTGGTGGTCGAAGAACATGTGGGTGCCGGGCACGAATAGTGGCGCGGATTCGGCGAGGTTGGGGGCGGTGTACATGCCGGTGGATCCGCGTCCGGGCGCGATGATGCGGATGCGGTACCGTCCGGCGCCGTCGTCCTTCTCGCCCGGCTTCTTGGCCTCCAGCAGGGCGCTGCCCTGGTTGAGGCGGAAGTAGGTTCGCGTCATGTTTGTCCTCCCGGTGAACTAATATACAGCGCGGTGCATCAGGCGTTGGTCGTCTTGCCCTCGCCGTCGCGCGAGGAGTTCGTCCCGTCGGAAAGTGGCCCGACCCCCGTGTTGCCGTCCTCCTTGCCCTGGTCCTCCTCGTTCCCCTCATCACCATTGTTGAACTGCGGCTGCGGGGCGGACAGGTCCTCCCAGTCGGGCAGGGCCGACACCGGCTTGGCGTTCACGGGGGCGAAGCGGCGCAGGAACAGCTCGCGGGCCTCGACGCGGTGCAGGATGCCGTTCTGGAGGCCGAGCGTGACGACCTGGCCCCAGCGCTGGATGAGGTCGTTGGACAGGGGCGCCAGGTCCACCTCGGTCTTGAACCCGGCGGCCCGCAGAACCCGCCGCACGAGATCCTTGTGCACCTGGCGCCGAAGCTCCAGGGCCTTGAACGTGGGCTCCTCCAGGGCGGTCTCGGCGCCCTGGCGTCCGCCGGCGGATCCGTCGGTGAGCAGGACGGACAGGGGCACGTCGAGGGCGGCGGCGACCATGGCGGCCAGGGGCGTCCCGGCGGAGAACTCGATCCCGGCCCCGGCCTTCGACACGGCCAGGAGGTCCTGGTCGGCGCCGAGCGAGGCGGTGGCCCCGGTGCCCTGGAGGGTGGACATCTTGTCGATGACGGCCTGCTGCTGGGCGGTGGTGGTGGACTTGACCTTGAAGGCGACACGGGCCAGGGCCTTGGCCAGGACATGTCCCGCCTCCAGGTACTCCTTGTAGGCCTGAGCCCAGTACACGGCGCCCATGAGGTCGGGCTTGCCCCACTGCTCTCCGGCGAGGCGGTTGACGCAGGCCACAACGAGCACGTCGGTCTTGTTGGTCTTGTAGCCGCCCTGGTCGACGACGTCGACGCGGGGCTTGCCGTCGAGGATGACCCATTCGGGGTCGGGCAGCATCATCCTGGAGGGGTCCTCCAGGGGCACGGGCGTGATGAGCAGGGCGTGGATGTCGGCCTCTTCGAGGGCGTCCTCGGCTCGGGCGATGCCCTGCACGCGGGTGATGGGCACGGGGGCCACGTTCCCGCCGGGCGACACCCGGTAGATGACCATGCCGTCGGTGTTGAAGGCGGCCTCGTCGCGGACCCTGGCCTCCCGTCCTAGGAGGACGGCGTCCAGGCGCTCCTTGGCCCGCTTGGGGATCTTGCGGGGTTCGGGCACGTCCGTCCACATGTAGGCGTTTCGGATGTTGATGCCGCGCTTGACGATGGTGTTGTAGGTGGCCAGGCGCCGTGAGCGGATGGAGTGCTCCTTGATGACGCTCAGGGGCACGAGGTCGGATGCGCGACCAGAGGGGTCGTACCAGCCGACGTCCTCCTTCATGAAGGACGCCCGGGTCAGGGCGTCGGCCGTGTCGGAGAACGCCCGGGCGGCGGACTCCATGGCCGCTTCGACACGGCCGTCGGTCCCGAACCGCTCCAGCCACCGGATGACGCCCACGGCCCCTCCTTCTTCTCGCCCACCTGTTTTGTTCCTCGGCAATACTATCTCGTCACGCCGGGGCGAATGACCACGCCTCGTTGCCCCACTCGTCGATGATCAGGCTCTCGTCGACACGGGTCCCTGCGGTGGTGTCCAGGGTGAGTTCGAGGATCGGGTCCTTGCCGCCGCCGTCGATGACCTCGGCGGGCATGGAGGCGTAGCAGATGGCGTCGATGGTGTCGGGCGAGGACTCACCACGTCTCTTGAGCGAGTCCTTGGATTCGATGAGCAGGGCTGTGCCCCGGTACTCGTACTTGATGGTGCGGAACTCGTCGTACAGGCCCCGCGTGCGCTCGTCGGAGGTGTCCTCCGGGGGGATGGCCAGCGCGCCCTCGTTGATGAGCTCCGACACCGAGTCGTACATGGCGGCCCGGAAGTTGTACCACTTGAGCTTGTTGGGCGACGCAGCATTGCCGACGATCCAGCGCACGAGGGTGCCTTCGGGCAGGTGGTTGTCGAGGACGGCCTGCACGCCCCGACCCACGCCGACGGCGTCGATGCGAATCTCGTCGACACCGCCCAGTTCCTTGACCCGCTGCCCGATGAGCCTGGCGAGCTTGTTGCCGTCGTAGCCCTTGATCTTGTCGAGGATCGCCACCCGCCCGCCCCGGTTGAGGGCGATGACGGAGTAGTCGCCGGTGATGGACAGGCCGACATCGACGCCGAGCACCTTCCGGTCGTTCTTCTCCTCGAAGTCGTTGTACCCGTTCATCGACACGAGCACTCTTCCGAGGTTGAACAGGCCGTCCTCGCCGACGTCGGGGAACTGTGCGAGGACCTTGGCCTGCCAGCGGGGGTCTGTTTCTCCCCAGCGCACGCGGGCGTCCTCGACCCACTCCTTCTGGAGGAGGTTGGTGCGGGCGCGTTCGGGCACGTCCTCGCCGGTGAAGTTGGGGGTGTCGAAGGCGGAGATGGTGATGAGGTTCCATCTGCGGTCTTCAGGGGCCTTCTTGGACTCCTCGCGCCAGACCTTGGCCATGTAGGAGCCGGGGTCGTCGGGGTTGGCGATGGCGAGGATGCGGGCGTTGGCGTTGGTGGTGATGGCTTCGACGGAGGTGAAGATCGACTCGGGCACGCCCCCGGCCTCGTCAACGACGACGAGCACGTTGGTGGCGTGAATGCCCTGGAAGGTGGATTCGTCGTAGTCGGAGGGCTTGCGGCCGAAGGCGGTGGGGGTCTTGTAGCCGGGGAAGGTCCACGACGCCTTGGCGGTGATGTTGCCGGGCATGCCGGCCTTCTGGCGGACTTCGTCGACGTAGCCCCACATGACGTTGGCTACCTGGTTCCAGGAAGGGGCGGTGGTAATGATGCGGGTTTCTGTGGGTGCTGTATCCTTGGTGTCGAGCCACCACCCGATCAAACGTGATGCAAGCCACGTTTTGCCGCTCCCGTGACAAGAGGCAACCATCGTCCGCTTGTTGTTTATAACGGACGCCAATGCCTCGCGCTGCTTGGACCACACGTGCTCCCCCAGGCGCTCCTCCACCCAGGCCACCGGGTCCCGGGCCAGACGCTCCGCCCGGGCGCCCTCCTGGAACTGAGCAACGACGGCGTTGAAGTCGATAACCGGCATCTCAGAGCTCCATCGGCGCGGTGGCCTCAAGGATCTGAGCACTGGCCTGCGTGGCCTGCGCCAGCCACTCCTCCCGCCGGGCCTCCAGCTCCTCGCGCCCCGCGATCGTGAGCATGGGCCGAAGCCTGGCCTCCATGGCCTCGACGACGGAGCGGGTGAACGACACGATGACCTCCACCTGCTTCGTCTCGATGACCCGCACCTCGGTCTGGATCCTGGTCTTCTTCAGGCCCATCAGCTCGCTGGTCTGGTCGATGGCCTTGAGGATCGAGTCGAAGTACTTGGGGTCGCCCTCCGGGTTGGACAGGAGTGCGGACTGCACGCGGGCGTCGAGCATGCCCAGCACCCGGTCGAGGCGGGCCATCTGCTTCATGAGGCGGGCGTGCTCGGAGAGCATGGCCTGCCCCGTGTAGTACTCCTCCTCGATGCGGAAGACCTGCGCTTCGCTCAGCCCCGCCTGGTGGGCGACATCGCCGCGGGTGCCGCCCTTGACGAGGGCGTTGATGACGAGGTTCCGCTTGGCCTCGTCGACCTGCCCGTCGGTCACCCCCGTCCGGGCGATGACGCCCTCGGTGGGGGGCGGTGCGTCGACGACGCGCCTAATAGCGGCCCGCCCGTTCGATGGCGTCTTCGCGGGCCTGGACTGCGACCCGGTGCGCCGTGGCTTCGAGCTCGGTGAGGAATCCACTAAGCCTTTCATCGTCGACCTTCCCCTTCCAGTGAACCCCGGCGATGAGGCCGAGGGTGAATCCTGTGAGCAGCGCCAGGACCGCGACGGCGGCGAGCATCAGGAGGAGCCCTTCGTGACGGCGCGGCGAAGGTACGCGAGTTGCTCCTCGGTGAGTGCCGCGCCCAGGTCCAGAGTTCCCGCGCTGACCTTGTCGGCTGTGATGGTGCCGATGTGAAGCCGGGGGTCGTCCGGTAGCAGCGTGTCGGCCCGTACCTTGCTGGCGTCCCATTCCATGCCCCGAGTATAGGGCAGCCCCCGGCACCGTCCGCTGGTGCCGGGGGCCGGGATGCCGTCTCCCGGGAAGATGCTCCCACCCCGTCGGGCGTCTGTCAAGCCGTCACATCGCGAACCCGAACCTGTTGGCCCAGGCCCTCAGGCCCTCGTCGGTGTCGAGCGAGGGTTCGTCGTCCTCCTGCGGCGGGGCGATGGCGTCGGGCTGGATGACCACGATCTCCTCGTCCTCCTGCGGCGAGGGGACGGAGGGTGCGCTGAGCTCCTTCTCCTCTTCCGGCTCCTCGGGGGCCGCAACCCGTTCGCCGTCGGGGGTAATCGTCCCCTCCCGGCGGGCCTGCGCCTCGTCGGGGCGCAGATCGACACCGAGGATGACGTCGCGCAGGATGGTGGTGATGTCGAGGTCCTCGAAGTACTCGGTCAGGGCCAGGAGGTCCTCAAGGTCGATCATGCCGCGGCTGAGGTGGCGGGGCAGCCGAGCGGTGGACTCGTACCCCGTGACCCTGCCCGCGTCCTTGATCTCGACGCCGTGGTCGAGGATGAACTCGCGCAGGAGCCCCTTGACCCGCTTGACCTGGTCCCGTCGCCGTAGCGTGTTCTCGGATGGCGCCGTGTGGGCGATCTCCGCCTTGCGCGCCCTGGCCTTGGCGAGGATCTCAGCTCGTCTCTCGTTGATTCTGCTCATGCTTCGTCTTCCTCTCTTCCGGGCCCGTTCCGTCCCGGGCCGTGGTTTCAGTATACAGTACACATCTGTTTCCTGCAAGCGGATGCCCCCGGTGCCGTAGACGGTCGACACCGGGGGCGTGCGGGGGAAGAGAGATGAGAAGCCCGCCCGAACAGGGTACTACACCTTCAGCCCGGCCACGAGGTCGGCGCGCGACGTGATGCACCCCGCCGCCCCCTTGCGGGCGCCCTCAGCGGCCTGGGCCACCGAAGCGGGGATGTGGGCGATGACCGGCTTGCCGGTGGCCACCAGTGGGGACCACACGTCATCCGACGCATCCCACTCCATCGACAGGAAGTCCAGGTTCGTGCCCTGGACGAAGTCCGGGTACCAGTTCTGGCCCCGGTTGCGGGCGTAGGCGTACCCCCACGTCGCCCACCCGGCCTGCTTGACCTTGGCGAACAGCCAGGAGGCATCGGCGAACGCCTTGACGACGACACGGTCCTTGTAGTCCTTCAGCAGGGCCAGGTACTCGTCCGACCGGGCCATCTCCGTCTTGGGGTCGAAGATCGTCACATGCGTTGCGCCGTAGGCCGCCAGATAGTCCTTCAGCGTCACCGGCAGGGCCTCGGGCCGCCCAGCGAAGGCCGCCTGGACCTGGGCCCAGGTCATGTCCCGAATGGGCGTTGACGGGCCTCCCAGGCGCGCCAGAGTGGAGTCGTGCGACGCGAGCCACACCCCGTCGGAAGTTCGGTGGCAGGAGATCTCCAGGGCGTCGACACCGCACTCCACCGCCCGGGTGTACGCGGCCATGGTGTGCTCCACGACATCCCCGGCCCCGCTCATGCCCCGGTGCCCGACGACCAGATTCTTGCGCCCCGCGCCCGCCTCCTTCAGCGCCGAGGCGGACCTAGCCCCGTAGGGCATGATCGACACCCCCGCCCGGGTCTGCTCGCCGCCGAACCACAGGGGCACCGTCGCCCCGTCGAGGTTCTCGCCCGCCCCGCCGCCGGCCTTCGCCACCAGGCCCACCTGCGCCCAGGCGGCCGGGGGATTCGCTCCGGCCCCGTCCGGAGCCGTCGCAGCCGCCCCCAGAACCGCGCGCACCGCCGACCAGGACTCCGTCGTCGACACGTCCGCCAGCCCGTCCGTCACCACGGCCCCACCCTCAAGGGTCCAGACCGCCATCTTGTTGTCCTTGGTGCCGTGGGCCGCCGAGGCGAGCAGCCGGGCCGTCGCGCCCGCCGGGGCCGCGCCCAGGGCCGCGCTCCACTGCCCGACGGCCGCCCTGTCGGCGTCGACACCCCCGATGACGGCAAGCGCGGCCCTCTGCCTGGCGGTCCACGCCTTCGTCTTGACCCACCACTCCACGCCGCGGGTGTCCACGGGCGAGGTCACCTTCCTCACGGCCACGTACCCGGAGCGGTTGGTGCCGGGGATCGCGTTCTGCCAGGTCCCCGTCCAGCCCGAGGGAATCGGCGAGGGGTTCTCGTCGGCCTGGAGCTGGGCGGCCATGATGAGCACGGCCAGGTCCCCGGGCTCGGCTGCGGCGGTGAGGGGGTCTCCGACACCCGCCTGGGCCCGCCCCACGGCCGTAGAGCGCACGACGACACCCCCCTCCAGGGCGGCCCTCTCCCGCAGGACCATGGTCCCGGAGCGCGTTGACGCGGGGACGTGCTCGCCGGTGCGCAGGGTCAGGACGGTGCCGGTCCCGGTGAGGGCGGGCAGGAGCCCTCGGATGGCGTCGGTCTCGGTGCGGAGGGCGAACCTCCTGTCGGCTCCGGGGCGCGAGTAGACCTCGTACGCGGTCATGGCTCCTCTCCGTTCGTATACTTATACAGGCGCCGGGGGCGTTTATGCACCCCCGGCGCCGTTGCGTCAGCCCTCGGAGCCGTCGCCCGGGTCATAGACGTGCGCCAGGGCCAGGATGTTGGCGAGGGCCCCGGCGGCCTGGGCGGCGGCCTCGGCCCACTGCCGGGCGTCGTCGGCGGTCCAGAATCCGAAGGCGGCCCCGACGGCGAGGGCGGCCGCCACGAGGGCGTAGACGGCCTTGCGCTGGGGGGCGGTGATGGTGACGGCCTTGTGGCTGGCCATGGGTTCCTCCTGGGTTGAGTGAGCGGATGGGCGGGTGGGCCCTACCAAAGCCTACCGGTGCCCGCCGTGGAGGCGTTGAGCGCCCGCTGGAGGGCCGCGACGGTGCTGGGGCCGTCGACTCCGTCGATCCAGTCGCCCCACTCCCAGCCGTCGGGCACGTACTCGCGGTGCCAGGCCCACACGAGGAACTGGAACGCCTTCCACGTCTTCTCCCCGTCGACGCCGTCGACCTCAAGGGCGGGGGCGCCGATCAGGTTGGTCAGGTGGCCGGCCCCGACGGCCCCGTTGAGGAACCGCTGGAACGCCTCGATGCAGGTGGACCCGTCGTCGTCGAGGACGCCGTCGATGGGCGTGCCCATGACCTGCTGGAAGCGGGCGACGGTCCGGGAGCCCCACTGCCCGTCGACGTCGAGGAGCTCCTGACCGTCGGGGGCCGTAGGGCGGGGCCGGGCGGAGGGCGCGGGAGCACTGCGTGGGACGGACGGGGTGGAGGAGGAGTCGATGGCGTACGCCCTGAAATCGTCCTCGGAGCTGTAGAAGACGTCGAGGTCGAGGTCGTCGTCGTAGCCGGGCACCCGGCCGTGGCCCGTGTACTGGTGCATTTGGGCGCTCCAGGAGCCGTCCGACCAGGGGGCGTGGTCCCAGCCCGTAGGGGCGTCGTCGGCGTACTGGGCGGCCCACGTGCCGCAGCCGTACTGGACGGCGAGGTCCCACGGGTAGGAGCCGGAGGAGGCGTAGAGCATGACGGGCTTGCCGGTGGCCCGCTGCACGCGGTCGATGATGATGCCCAGGTACGCCTCGTTGCCCCAGGCCAAGTTGTCGTCGGTCTCCCAGTCGATGCACCACATGACCCGCTCGAAATGGCCGGTGGCGCGCACGGCCTCCAGGAACCTGTCGGCCTCGGCCTCAGCGTCGGAGGCGGTGCCGCTGTCGCCGCCCCCGACGTAGTGGTAGACGCCGACGGGCTTCCCCAGCGCGACGGCCTCGTCGAGCTGCGCCTGATGATGCTGGTTGGTGAACGCGAACCTGCCCGTGTCCTGGGTCACCATGACGATGGCGAAGTCCGGGTCGACGGCCGCCATGCTCATCCCCGCCTGGTAGTTGGAGATGTCGACGCCGAGCAGCGGCCCCGGCTTGCCGCCGGACGGGGGCGCCGGAGCGGGCGCGGCTGGTGCCGGCGGTGCGGAAGGTGCGGGGGCCGAGGAGGCGGCGGCGTACCGGTGGCAGGAAGTCCACGCGCCGCGCTGGGTGTAGATGTGTGAGCTGTAGGGGGTGAGCCTGGTCTCCGAACCGGTCTGGTCGCCGACGGCCCCGCCGGTGATGTCCCCCCGCTCGTCGATCCACGCCTCCGCCAGGACGGGGTCGGACGGGTTGTCGTCGACGACCATGGCGACGTGGCCGACGCCGCCCTCGTCCTTCGAGGACAGGACGACGTCGCCCTTCCGGAAGCCGCCGTCGGGTGTCATGGCGGCGTCGTCCCAGTGGACCTCCTTCCAGCCCCGCGCCTCCAGCTCGGCCCGCATGGACCCCGTCCACGTGGACGCGGGCAGCAGGCGGGGGTCACCGTCCGCCGCGTCCGCGGGCACGACACCGGCGGCCCGCAGCCCCAGGTTGCAGGCCGCCGCCACCATGGCGGAGCAGTCCGAGTCGACAGCCCCGGTCAGCCGAGGCGTACTGACATAAGACAGGTCCCGGATCTCCTCCCGGGTCCCCTGGTCGTAGCCGACACCCCCCTTCTCATCGGTGGCGCACCAGTACGCCATCCTCGCCGCGGCCTCATTCCCGACAACGCTCATGTCGTCCTCCTTCTCGTTCGTTGGTTCACGCTACGGCCTGACGGGCAGCGCAGTCGACAGGGCCCCCGGAGCGGCCTCCTTCGCCTCCATGAGCCACCCCTCGATCGCCAGCCCCGCCGCCGAGGACGCGGCCCTGGCGGCATCGACATGCGCCGCCGTCGTCATGCCCGCCCACCACAGCCCCGGCTTCTCCGGGTGGTTCTTGATGGCCGCCAGCACCTCCGGCTTGGAGGTGTCGTTGGACCGGCAGGCGATCATGTCCACGGCCTTGAGCCCCCCGATGTCCTCGGCGGTCCACGGCCCTGACGGCTTGTACGCCAGACGGGGCAGCACCTTCAGCGCCGCATCCGCCTTCGCCTTCTGTCTGGCCGCGTTCAGCGTCCCGTTGGTGGCGACGATGACCCGCTTGGGGGCCGCCGCCCCGTAGCGCCCCAGCAGGTACTGCATCATCTTCTGGTCGTACACCCAGTAGTCCGCGATGATGTCGTTCGACGTGTCCATGCACTCCACGATGATCGGGGTGCGCGCGGGTGCGGCGTCCAGGATGTCGAGCGCCTCGCCCAGGGTCGCCACCACCCCGTTGACGTCCTCGACGGCCTTGAGCTGGGCGATGGTGGACTGGTTGATGCGCACGGCCGCACCGCCGCCCTTCGGGGTGATGGACGACACCGTGGACGTCACGAACCTGTCCGCGCCCTCGTCCTTGCTCATGCGCACGGGCAGGGCTGCGGACCCCCTCACGGCCGCGCCCTCCGGCAGCTGCGACAGCGCCCCCTGAAGCGCAGTGGCCGACAGCGCCCCCCACTTCACGCCCCAGCGCGCGTCGCGCACGTCGGCCAGCGCCCCCGTGGGCCGGGCGGGCTGAGGGTTGGGGCCGGGCGGAGGGGGTGTCGGCGAAGCCGGGCGGACGACGACGGGCCCCTTGGCGATGATCCACTCGCGCAGGGCCTGCACGCCCTCGATGACCCGGTCCGCCAGCTCGACGCCGAACGCCTGCGCCCCGCCCACGTTCACGTGCGTCTCGTCGTTCATGAGCCACAGCGCCCGGGTCCCGCTGGCGGGGGTCTTGCCGACGGCCCCCCGCCCCGACAGGACCGCCGTCCTCCTCGACACCGGCGCCGACGGCAGGAAGGAGGCCAGGTAGGGGTCGGCGGCGTCGGGGTTCGCGCTCGGGACCCAGGCGTCAGCCACGACCTCGTAGTTCACCCCGTCGTAGCAGATGATCTCGCCCCGCCCCCAGTGCCGGTTGGGCGATGAGGCCGGGTCCCACCTGGTGGCCGGGCTGGTCGCGACACCGAGCCAGTCCGTGAACCAGATCCCATTCGTGAGGCCCCCGGCGAGGTCCACGCCGTCTTTGACAGCGTGGACGTTCTTGTGCGAGGAGCCCGCGTAGGTGCGGTACTCAGAGGTCGGCTGGGGCCCGACGACGATGATCGGCAGGGCGGGGGCCCGGTCTCTGACGCGATCGACAAGGGCCTTGACGGACTGGCTGATGGCTCTGGGGCCGGAGGCGGGGTCGGAAGGGACGGGCGGCTGGTCGATCGCCCAGTTGTCGTTGACGGAGCCGACGACGACCAGCAGGGACGGGTGGGCGTCGAGGACGGCGTCGACACGCGCCGGGGCGCTGAAGAAGCCGACGCCGGCGGGGGTGGGGGTCGGAACGTGGGCCCAGCCCGTGGAGCCCTGCCCGCTGACCGCGGCCCCGACACCGAGCCTCTTGGCGGCGACGGACACCATGGTCGCCTCCTCGGGGGCGCCCCCCTGGCCTCCGGCGCCGGGGGTGCTCCAGGAATCGCCGATGAACCCGACGACGAGGGCGCTGGGGGTGCCCGGGCCCCCCTGACGGGGCAGCATGTTCGACAGGAGCAGCTGGGCCCGCACCTGCTCCTTGAGGGTCCCTATCTCGGCCCCCTGGGCGATCTGCGCGCCGGTGAGGGCGTCGACACTCGCCTTGGGCGCGAAGCGGTTGTCGGCGCCCCTCTTCGAGTACACGTCGTAGGTCGTCATGGTCGGGGGCCGTCCTCGTTCGTTGTCGTCATGGTCGTCGGGGGTCCTTCTCAGCCCACGACGACGATGTTGTCGTTGCCGGGGGCGGGGTCGAGGGTGAGGACGTCGCCCTCGCCATCGAGGGGGGTGATGGTCAGCCCCGGTGCGGGCTGGGGCGTCGGCGGAGGCGTGGGGCCCTGCGGGCCCTCGACGAGCTGGAGCACGACGGGCTGGTGGGGGTTGTTTCCGGGGGCCGGGGCCCTGAGGGCCGCGCTGTAGGTCTTGGCGTTCGGGGGTGCGGTGATGAGGGTCGCCGTGATCGTGTCGCCCTCGTGGGCGGGAATGTCGACATGGGGCGATGAGGGGGTGGCGGCGGGGGTGCGGAAATCGGATGCCGCGCTGGTGGCGGTCGACACCCCCGGGGCGGGGTCCTTCTCCGGGAACAGGAAGGCCGGGGCGGGGCTTGCCGTGTAGCGGCCCTCGTAGGCGACGGAGGGGGGCCCGCTGAGAAGAGGGGTGGGGTCGGCGGCCTCGACACGGAGGGTCACGAGCGCCCCGGGCCGAAGGGGCGGGGTGGCGCCGGGGGGCGGCTTGATCTCGATCCGCATGACTTGAGGATATCACGAGGTTCCTGCCCGTTTCGGGGTTCGACACCCCCTCCGGCTTCTCCTTCTTATTACCGCGCGTGCGCGCACGTACGCGGGCGCGCGATTATAACCGGTGTTGGCGGACTGTCAAGGGGGTTTGTCGACACCCCCGCCCCTGAGGAGGGGGCATTGAAGCGGACGGCCGGGTCGGCGGGGCGCGGAAGGGCTGAGGGCCGGGCTGTGACTGGCGGGGCTGAAGAGAGGTTTGGGCGGGAAGAGGAGGAAGGGGTTCGCATAGTAAACAGAGAAGTTGTAGCGGGGTTTTGGGGCCTAGGAGGCATCGACACCCCCTTGATGGGGGTGGAGAGGGGTTTTGCGGTCGGGCTTAGTCACACAGGCCGCACGGGTAACTGTCTTCGAGGAATCAAGATGTTTGGTGCTGATGGGGTGTGTTTGATGATGTGGAGTCACACCAGTAACAGATAGGTACTGAGGAGAGGAGGGGGTTGAGTGGATAAAAAAGTGTGACGCAGTAGACATATTCGGCGAAAATCTCAGATTGCGGACAAGGCCGAAATATTAGGGTTTTATGCATGGGTGCGCATAGGAAATATGCAGGATTTTCTTAGGGTGGCCTAAGGGGGACTTTTCGTTGAGATGGTTGGAGTAGGTCGGGGTGATGGGTCCGAAGTCCTATGGTACGGGCGGGGTTTGTGTGGCTGAAGGGGCTGGTTTAGTACTCGTGACGTGGAACACGTTTATGCAGCCATGGATAAAAAGAGTGCATAAACTTATATTGGGTCTCGGGAGGCGAGGAGGGCCGTTTTGACGGATCAGTCGACACTCTGCTAGGCGAGTAGGGAAGTTGGGGGTTTAGGTGGGTAGGGTACGGGGAAAGATGAGCGACCTCACACCCGCGTGCCACGCCCCGTCGTCGAGAGCATCCGATTTCGCCTCCGCCCGGCTGCGATGCACGTCACATTGATTTTCTCCCACGCTCGCACTAGAATGCCCCGCTCAAAAATCCCCCGGTATGTAGACTGTCTGTAAACCAAAATGTCATAATATACCTTATCGGCACCTTTTCCTACGGTGCCAACGATATGTCCCCATGCGAGAGACGAGCTCTCCCCGCCAAATCGAAACGCTACATCCTGCTACACTCACTGTGCTCTTGCTCACATGCGTTGTGTCAAGACACATGACTCACCTCACACAAACTCACCCTTGTGCTTTCCTCCCTATGGTGCTATCACGCGCGCGTGCGCGTATGCGTGCCCAAGACCATGGGGGCGCATGTACCCCTAGGGCTCGCTGTAAGCCACGCTGGCGGCCTAACTCACCCCGGTCGGTGTAACTGCCTGGGGGTAGGGGTATGGGCCGTTCTAGGCCCCGTACAGCGACGATTCGGCTTCGAATCGTTTCAACCCAGCGTGAAAAGCTAATTCGACGCTTGTCTAGTGAGTACCAAACCGAGTCCAACGTATGCGTAAAAGGCCGTCAAATATAGATAAACGTGAGCCAGGCCACAATCAAAAATAGTTAACGTAACCCAGGTCACAAAGTCAAAAATAGATAACGTAACTTAGGTCACATTTAGCGTTGAATAGGAAATAGTAAACGCAGGATTAAATCCTATCATTTACCAAATATAGTAATCGTCTATCATCTATCATCATCTATCATATATCATCTATCATCATCTATCATCATCATCATCATCATCATCTATAACGAAGATAACCCAATATACACTCAACCGTATATTTATGCATATGACCCAGAACACAAACCAACTTTTTTGGGACGATTTTTCACTACTTTCTATCCTCCCCAATCCATCCTTTTCATACCCCCACGCGTGTTTGCTACTCACGCATGCACATAACAACGTTATCTTCAACACTCATCCCCTGTGATCCCCATCTCATTTCCCATAGCATACCTCCGCAACTCTGTCAACCCTCCGACGTATGTCTACCTCATCACACTCTTCCTCCCCGAGGATGATACGTCTGACGTAATACCACGCCACACGATGCTACGCCACGCATACCATGTTTCGGCTACCCGAAACTTTCGCCTTACCCCCACCCACCCACCTACCCCACTTCGGGACTTTCGTCCCTTGATCCCACCATCATCCTATGCATCCCCGCTTCTATGTGCTCCGCATCACGCGCTGGCGAGACGAGCGCGCGTGCGACGCAGGAGCACGCAAGTGAGGCAGCCAAGCGCATGTCGACTCCCCTTCTCATCCCTCCGAACCCTCATTCCCTACTCACTTGTTTCACGTGAAACACGTGAGGACAATTCCCGCCCACAACCAGGAGAGAGTCCGACATGCGCCAGGGCTGACTCTCTCGCTCCGCTCGCTCGTCTCCGCTTCGCTCCGCCGCCGGCGCTCGCGCACGGGAGAGAGGACCACGGGGATTGTCGTGCCGCCATCCGGCGCCCGCCTACTTCCTACTCATGTGTTTCACGTGAAACCACTGAGCATCGTCCACTCCCGCTCACGCGCCCCGTGCTCCTGTCGTGCCCGCGCAGTGAGCGGAGTTTGTCAGTACATTCGCCCCGCCCTCACCCTCACTACCCGCCCAACTCAAAATGAGACGCAGAACACACTCCCCGACCGCCCCTTCCCCTTGACTCCTACTCGCCCCAGGAGTACATTTATACCTGTCAGCAAGGAACACCGATCGAAAGGAACACCGAGATGAACCCCCGCCTCACCCCCGCGGCCCGCGCCCTGCGCACGGAGATCATCTGCCGCTACAGCACACTCTTCACGCACAGCGCGGCCTACCGGGCCTTGTACCTCCGCCTGCCCCGCGTCGACCCGTACGGAGACGCCGCGCACTTGATCGGCCGTCTGCGCGATGAGTGCGACGGCCCGGCGCATGAGGGGCACCTCCTGGCCGCCGTGGTCGACTCACTGCCCCACTATGTCCTCGAAGAGCTGGGCGTGAGGGCCGATGAGCTGTGGGCCGCGCTCAAGGCCGCCGCCCCGGCCCGGCCGGTCTATGAGTGGTGAGCCGCCCTATACCCCTACAGCAATACAGCCCGGACGGTCCCCGCCTCACGGCGGGCGGAGGTTCGATTCCTCCCACGGGCGCGATGACACTTGCATAGCGCGCGAACAGAACGATCTGTCGTGTCCCCCATGGGGACCGCCTCCCGGTTTGCAAACCAAACCAAAAAGAGACGTAGAACACAGATTTAAGAGTAGACATTCCCCAGCGAGCGCGCTAGACTGGAGTCATCAACAGGGAAGGAAGAGAACGGGAACCCCACCCAATCGAATCCTTTACCCCGGGAAGATTGAGAACTACATATGCGAAGCAATGCAATAGACGGTTAAAAATTGCTTCGCGCGGCTGGCGAGCCAGACGCAATCCGTGCCCGCAGGACCATGCGGACCCCCACGGCGATGCGCAGGACCGGCCCTATCCTTCGATAGGGCCGCGAACCCGCATCATAAGCCGAGAGAAGTCCAAAATAGCCCTAGGTGTACCAAAAACGGATTTAAGACGAAATACGCGGCCGGGTAAGAGGAAGTGGCCCGTTCAGAGCGAGCCCGGCGCACCGTAGTGCGCGAGACCATGCCTTCAAAAGCATACCCGGCGCGATCCCGCGGAAATCCTCATCTTCCGTGGGACCATCATCCCCATCGCCATCCCCACCATAGGAAGGGACCTGAAAATGAACACCATGACCTACATCACCATCCCCGTTGAGAACCTTACCCTTGGGGGCGTGCTCGACGCCTTCGCGGCCGAAGAGGACCGGGAGCGTCGCGTTACCTACGCAGAGGCCGCGTGTCTCATTCTCAGCGAGCACTTCCGGCGCACCGTGATCACGGCCGATGACATTGCCCATGTGATCGCGCAGGACAGCGGTCGGGCGACGGAAGACGTTCCGACCGATTGGGCGTGGGAACAGTGCGTTGACGCGGTTGACGCCATCCGCAGTGCCTACCCCTACGCGGACATGACGCCCGTTGTGGTCACGTCCCGAGACGTGACCATTGACCGCACGGCGACGCTGTGCAGCGAGTGCACGGCGTTCCTCGTGAACGGTGAGCGGCCCGACGCCGACTTGGACGCGGAATCGGCCGCGTGGGCCCAGGACTTGGACGCCTTCGAGGCGTCCGCCGACGGCCGCGGCACTTGGATGCACGCGGGCACGACGCCCGCGGACTACACCCACACCTGCGAGTGCTGCGGGCAGGAAGCCTGGGACTGGGCCCAGGCCGAGATCTGGGAGATCTGACCGCCCCGCCCAATCCCCACTATCAGCCCGGCCGCCTAGAGCGGGGGCAGCAGCGCGGTTCGATCCCGCGCCCGGGCGCCATTCTGTCCTATCACCATTCACCCACCGATCCGAAAGGAACTGGAAATGAATACCAACGCCACTGTCCCCACCCAGCGCGCCCGCGTCACCTACGTCGCCCACCTGCGCCGCGCTGAGCGGCGCGGCGACTACCTCCGGAGCATCGTCCCCGAGGCCGGTGTGACCGGCAACGGGAATGTGCTCTACCGGGGCCGCGTGATCGGCGCCTTCACGATCCTCGGTGACGGCGTCTTCGACCGTCACGGCCACAGCGCCCCGATCGAGGACCGGGACGCCATCGCCCGATTCTTCGAGCGCGCGGCCGCCAGCGCCTGAACCCACCTTTAACCCCGCGCAAGCGGGGATGCGCCTGAAAGATCGGCGCTCCGCAACAATGCGGCCCACAACCGAAGAGAGAAGAGAACCATGACCACGATCTACCGTAACCTCACGCCCCACGCGCTCTACGTTAAGGCCTTGGACGGGACCTACATCACCATCGCCCCGGATGAGCGAGGCGCCGCCCGAGTTATCTATGACCGCCTGCCTCCCGAACAGGTCAGGATCGGCGGCCACGAAGTCAGCGTCGCCGTGGCCGGTGCGCCGCGGGAGATCGTTGGTCTCCCCGAGCCCGAGGAGGACGTGATCCTCATCGTCGCCAAGGCGGTTAGTGACGCCGCCCCGGCCGGACGCGGCGATCTGATGAGTCCCGGGCGCCTGCTCCGGGACGAGGACGGAACCGTCATCGGCTGCGACGGGCTGACCCGTCGCGCCTGAACCAACCCAACTACCAACCCACGAAGAGAGAGAGAGAACCTAAATGAACATCCGTGACGCCGCCCCAGTGGCGGCGGCGCTCGTCCTCGCAGGCGCAATGGCCGCCGGCGTCGTCGCCCTTATCGCGTCGGGGGAGCCCGCCCCGACCACCCAGCCGGCTCCCGCCGTCGTCACGACGGCCGCCCCGGCCGGGACTGAACCCACCCACTTGGCGCCCCGGTGCTTCGAGACCAGTGTCAACGGAGCCGAGGACTGCGCGTGGGTGCCCGTCGCGCAGTGCCTCACCGATGAGGCGGGGGACGAGGCTATCCCCGCGTCCTATGATGGCTGTTACTGGGACGCCCAGGATCGCGGGAACCGCACGGGCACTAGCTACGTCATCTGGCGCCAGAACCGGGGCTGAGCCCCAAAAATCGAGCCGCGGCGGGACGAAAGTCCGCTACGGCAGCCCCGGAGGGAGAACCATCGCCCGTTCGCCGCGGGCCCGGGGCGCGATGCCGCGAAGCGGCACACAACCGAAAGGAAGAGACAATGGACGCGGGAACTCGGGAGTGGATCGTGCGGGTCACGAATGACTACCTGGACGATGCCGTCAAGTTCGGACGCAGGGCCATCGGCGAGTACGGCCTTTGGCTGTACCGCTTGAAGATTGACGAAGACTTCAAGGCGGCCGGGGATATCCTGTTCCAGGCCGCCCGTAGGGGACGCAGGACCGGGGACTGGGACCCGCTGCCGAACCTTAGGTACTGGGTCCGCCCGTTCCTGAACGAGTACAAGGCCATGCGGGACCATCGCGCCCGTCGGGCCGCTCGCTGAGAGAGAGGAAGCTATAATGAGTGCGAAGGCTGGATTCGAGGCGTGGCGGGAGCGGAATCTCTCGCTCCCGTTCCCCGATGAGTTCCGGATTATGAATGACGGGAGTATGAAGGCGGTCTGGAAGGATATCCAGAGCGGATGGTACTCGTTGTACGCATCTTTCACGTGGGACGCCGACGGGAGCCCCGTCGAAGGCACGATGGAGGAGGAAGCCATAGGGCAGCCCGACTACTACAGTCGGAGCCTGACTCTCCTCAACGAGGATGCGCTCACACAAACGCTCGCCCACTACACCTGACAGGAGAAGAGAGCATGAACAACAGCACCACTGTCGATCCGTCCCGTTGGGACGAAGTCGGACCGCTTCTCGGGGGCGGGATTCTGCGCCCCTACGAGGAGCTCCGAAGGATGCCCTACTACGCCCCGCCCGGGTTCTACGCGGATGACACTGTCCTCGCCTTCCAGCCGGGCTGGGACGGGCAGGACGGGGAGGATGCGATCCACTGGAGATCCTCCCGACCCACGGTGGCCGAGGTTCGTGAGCAGATCGCGAGCCTGCTCGTCTCGTCCTGGCTCGTCCAGGACCGGGACGACGCCTCCCGGTTCTTCCTCGGCGATGAGCCCGGCTCGATCATCACGCCGTGGGGGACGGTCCCCGCCCGGGTCATCTTCGCCCCTCGCAAGGGCAACGACATGCCGTGGGAGAACCTGGACGCGATTCTGCGTCACGTCGACGCCGCTCTCGGCGTTGACCGAATCACCGGGGACGCGGTGAGGGCGTTCGTCGAGTGGCGGCTGCGCACCCCGGTTCCGCCGCGGACCAGGGCCGTGTTCTACCCCCGGGACGGGGGCGGCCTTCAGGTGGTCCTCTACCCGCGGCACCCGCTGCGGCCCGCGGCGGACAACGTCACGTTCCTCTGGGGCGCGGACGGGCGCCCGCTCGGCGGGGAGCGGGAGGAGTACGAGTGGGGCGCTGTCGGCCTCTACGACGCGATCCCCGTGCCCCCATCCGCCGACGCCCTGACGAAGGCCGTGGCGATCTACGCCTAACCCCAGCCCATAACCGAGCCGGTGCGGGACGAAAGTCCAATACTCTTCGCCCGCCCGGCCGCTCCCGTCGCCCCTTAGGGCCGCATTGCGGGTTCGAGCCCCGCCGGGAGCACGACCAACCAACCTAGAAGAGAGGAAGGAACAACCATGAACCTGGCCACATGGCTCAACGAACAGGCCCGCCTTGTGCGCGTCGCACTCATGAACGGGGACCTTGCTGCGGCCCGCAACGCATTGCGGTTCACCTTCGAGGACGGGGACGCGCCCGACGGGATCAGGCCGGACATGATCATCCGCCTCGCCCTGTTCCCGCTGGCCGACGAGGAGCTCGACGCCGTCCGGGACGTCTTCATCCGACGAGCCGGGGTGACCTTCGGGGACAACGCCCCCGATGAGGAGATCAGGGCCGCCCTGTTCTCGGCCCTGTACCGGGAGCGCGCATGACCGAAGAGGAGGAGAACAACGAAGCCGCCGTCTGGGACCGGATCCTCGCATACATCCCCGCCCCGTTCCGAAAGCGCATCGCAGTGCTCGAAAACGCTGTGGTCATGCGTTTCTCCTGGGTGGGGCCAGCGCACATCCTGGCGAGCATCAACCTACAGCGGGACGGCTACGAGCGCGACGTCGTCATCAGGAACTCGTGGCCGCTGCGCCCGATCCCCTTGGAGGCGGACCGGGCCCAACTCATCGCCCGGGTTCTTGTCGACGCCGCCTTCGAGACGGTCCTGGAATCCCTCCCGCTGGCCGTCAAGCCTCCGCTGGAGCTCGACGACGCCGGGGAGAACATCATCTGGGCGCCGACGGGACGGAAGGGAGCGCACCTGCCCGGCTTCGAGCAGGTTGTGGACCTGAAGCAGTATTTGCTCCGGGCCGCGGGCTTCGAGTACCGGGTCGCCCTCGCGGACGCCCTGCGCGACGCGGTCGATCAACGGACCGGGAAGAAGGACACGACGGTTGCGTGGGGAACCCGGAGGAACATCGTGAAGCGCAAGGACCGCACCGTAGAGATCTATGGGTACGAGCCCATGGCCTCGATCTTCCTGGGCGGGCGCCCCGGCCGGGAGGGCCGCACGGTCGCGGCAGCGGACTACGGCGTCATCCGGGACGAGGACCTGCTCGCCCCGGCGGTGTCGTTCCTCAGTTTCGAGGGCAACTGACAGCAACAACAACCCAACGAGAAGAGGGAACAATCATGAACGAGAACGAGACCGGAATCAAGACGGGGACGGACGAGCTCATCGAGCGGATTGTCGACGCCCTGAACACGGACACGAGCCCGGAGTGGAACCCGGCCCCGTCGTGGGCCGACCACGTGCTCACCTGGGAGGGCCTGCGCTGCCTTGCGAACGACCTGCTCGGCCGCAAGCCCTACGACGGGAGGGATCCGCTGGCCGAGCCCGTGCTCCGGGGCTTCCTGGAATCCGCCCTCCGTGTCGAGGGCTACGTCGTGCTCCCCTCCACGCACGTGCACCGTATCCGCCTCGGACTCGGCCACTACGGGCCGCTGTGCCCCCACCACGTGTCCCGGCGCACGACCACCCGGCTTGGAACCGTTCCGGATCCGTCGTTCGTGGGAGCCGTGTGCGTCAAGTGCGGCAGGGTCGCCGACTTCAAGAGGGCTGGGGAGGAGGCGACCATTTATGTGTGGTGACGAGAGGGCCCTGGCCCGTGTCGTGGTCAAGATGCTGAACACGCGCCGATGCGACTGGCCCTGGCCGGAGCGGATCGTGACCGGGGAGGACATCCGGGCCATCCTGCGGCGCCTCGCCGTCGACGAGGACGAGGTGACCCAGTGGCTCCGGAATGTTGGACAGTGGGTGTCGATCCTGAACGCCCTCATGGACAGCGGGTACGTGTACCAGGATTCGCGCTCGGCTCAGCAGCCCCACGGTCCCCTGTGCCGCGGGTGCGAGCGGGAGGTGCGCCCGGCCGAATTGGGTTGGGCCGACGTGGCCGGGGAGTCCGACTGTGCCCGGTGCGGGAATCCGCTCCCGGGCAGCCGGGGCGTGTCGATCTACGTGTGGTAGCCCCGCACGTTAACAGCCGGGGACGGGATCGGGAACGGCGTCGCGTTTATGGGTCGGCACGGGCCGTACTGCGGACGTGAATCCCCGGGGGTTCGACTCCCCCGTCCGGCACGGGTTCCGAAACGGGAACCGATCGAAGAGAAGAGAGGAGAAGATATGACGGATATCGAGGAGATCACCTGGGAGACCTTCGACGAGCGCACGAGGATCTGGTTTCAGGTCCTGTCGAACGTCCCCGTCGAAGCGGTCGTGCGCATGCTGCGCCTCGACCTGAACACCGGGTTCGTCACTCTGCGCGGCGTCGGAGGGGACAAGGCTCTGGGCGTCATCATCCCCGACGAGGGGCGCGAGCACTTCGCTCCGATGCGGGGCTGGAGCCCCGACCTGCCCCCCAGTCCGATCCCCTACACGTACGGGTGCGCCCGCAGCATCGCCCTGGCCGTGTTCCACTCGGCCCTGAACGTCCTCGTCGGGGACGTCCCGCTGGTCTGGGACGATGTCGATGGACTGTGCTGGATCACGGACAGCCTGGACGAGGTCTTCGACGACGGCGGGAACACCACGGACCTGCGCGAGTACCGGGACGCGGTTCGCCGGTTCGCGGCGTGGTGCTGGGTCGGCGACTTCGCCACGGACCTGGACGACGACATCCCCCTCCAGGTGACCAAGGAGAGCACGCCGAACATGATCCGGTACCTCACCGGCGGGCACGGGAGTGTCGAGATCGCCGTCGCACCCGACGACGACGGCCTGATCGACGTCAATCTCCTGGACCGGGACGGATACGGGCTGCACTACCACCTGGCCTACGGGATCCCGGAGGTTCAGGAGGTTCGCGAGCGGGCCGCCCTGTTCCTGAACAACAGGATCGAGAAGAACAAGAAGGAAAGGAAGGAGAACCATGTCGGCTGACGACAGGATCGAAATGGACGAGGACATGGCCGAGTTCTGGGCCGAGGTGAAGGACCGACTGTCCGGACTCCTCGGCCGGGACGGGTTCGTGTCGGCCTACCCGCTGGCCGACCCCGGCGATGTCGACATCTTCACCTCGTGGTGGAACCAGAAGGAGGAGCACATCGCCTCCCTGTACCACTACCCCCGGGTTCCGACGGGCGCGGAGAAGAAGGAGAAGTGGGAGTACGAACTCTGCTTCAACCTCCTCGTCGACGAGCCCGGAACCGACGGGCGCATCCTGACCGACGTCACCCCCAAGCAGGTCGCCGGAGTCATCGAGAAGCGGGCCGCCGACCAGGTCCGGGAGCACCTGCCCGGTGCGTGGACCACGGGGGACTACTTCGAGTGGGACGAGTCCATCATCGCCGACTTCTGCGACTACGCCTGCGAGGCGAAGAACATGGGCGAGTTCACCGAATACGTGCAGGAGCGGGCCGACAAGACCCTGGCCCGCCGGGTGCTGACCACCATGGTCGACTACCTCCTGCTGGAGGAGGTCCCCTTCACGGTGGCGGTGTTCCCCGCCCTCGGGATGAGCAACATCAACCTGCCGGAGCGGGTCATCAAGATCCGTACCGGCCGGGGGACGGCGAAGGTCGCCCTGTCCACACTGGAAGGGACGAACCTGGGGGATGTCGGCATCACGATGGGCTCGCGGGGCGTGTCGTACCCGTTCTGCGCCATGACGGGCCTCATCAATGCCGCCGTCAGCGGCGGGCGCAGTGAGGAGGAGGAGGACCGATGAGCGAGAACGGCGGCTTCGAGGCCATGTGGTTGTACATCAAGGCGCTCCTGCCCCCGGGCCTTGACGGGGCGCTGGAGCCGGGCGGACGGGAGAACGGGAACGGCATCATCCCCACGAACTTCCACGGGCTCGACTTCGAGATCTTCGGTGAGCCCTTCGGTCTGATTGTTGAACAGGCCAGCGGCGACGAGCGCAACTTCCGGGACGACGATTTCGAGGACTGGATCGTCGACAAGGTCCTGCGCGCGTGGTTGGAGGAGACCGACTTCTACAGGCACCTCATCATCGACGCGGGACGGATCTTCTGGTTCAACCCCAACGAGGATCCCGAACGGGCTACGCTCCTGGTCGATGTGAACTCGAAGGGGTGCTGGCGCTCGACGCAGGCCCGGCTCGATAGCGCCACCAGGCTCATCGCCTACGAGAAGGCGCGACAGTGGGTGAGCAGCACGCTCAACTTCCTGGCGGTGCGGAGCCAGCGGTGCGTCGTCACGTCGATGGAGAAGCGCAGCGAGGAGTGCACTGAGTACAGGATCTGGGACAAGGAGTACTGTCACCCGATCAAGATCGTCACTGTCTACGCCTTCGGGCGCATCGACATGCGGCCCGTCATCCACGAGGAGCCCGACACTCTGGAGTTCTGCCCCGGTGGGCGGCCCACGGGGCTGTCCTCGGAGAGCGAGGACGCCATCAAGGCCCTGTTGAACCGTGTTGAGGCGAGCCTGGAATGAGCAGGCTCGTCCCCGAGAGCATGGACCGGGGCGCCGCCCTGGCCGGAGCGTACATGCTTCTGGCCCTGCGTCAGCAGGGTGTGTCCGTGGTCAGGATTAAGTACGTTCGGGATGCTGTGGTGAACATCGACGTGGGGGAGGTTTCCATGGGCGTCTACGCTGTCTGTGATCGTGTCGTCCTGTCTTGTGAAGCGCCGCCTGGCCGCAACAGCATCAGGTTCCGGGACTTCAAGGCGGAGCTTCACCCTGATGACGACGGAATCCTGCACCAAGAGGACATTCAGACCATCATCCGCGGGGCCCGGGAGATGCGGATCTTCACCGGGCCCCCGAACGCTCCTGATACACAAGAGGAAAGAGAGGAACAACATGAGTAACCACACGCCCAACAGCCCCTGGGACAGCCGGTTCGGCGCCGAGGTCTGGCTCCAGGGGATCATTGCCGAATGCCTGGGGGGCCGGTACTGGGGGCTGTCGGAGGACGACGAGCTCTTCGACGCCGTCTTCGAGATGCACCGGGTCCGCTGGCAGATCTGCTACTGCCTGAGGCGGCAGTTCGTCGACGACCCCGACGGCCTGATCAACTTCATCGAGAAGTACAGGGCGGGGAAGACGGATGAGGAGTGGGAGGCCGCCAGGCCCGTGATGGTCACGAACGATGGGCCCGAGCCCAAGGACGTGGGGGAGCACGCATGAGCGGCATCAAGCCCCGACACTCCTGGAGCGAGGCGTACTACGCCGCAGTCTGGCTCCGTAAGTTCATCCACGAGAACCTGGGCCCTCAGTACCAGGGCCTTTCGGCGGACCCGGTCCTCTTCGACCGGGTTTTCAAGAAGGTCCCGATCCGCTGGTCGACGTTCTACGACCTCAGGAAGCGGTTCGGGGACGACCTCGACTCCCTGGCCGACTTCATCAAGGAGTATCAGGCGAAGAAGGAGCAGCGCTGATGGCGCGCATCCTCAACCTGACGGGCAGGCCGCTGCGCATCATCGACCCCGCCGACAGGGAGACCACCATCATGGTGCTCCAGCCTGACGGGAACTCGCCCACCGTTCGACACCGGGACGAGGGCATGACCGAGGTTGACGCCACCGTCCCCGGTTGGAGGGGCATCACGCGCATCCCCGTGTCGTGCAAGGGGCGGGCCACGCACGCCTTCCTCCCGCCCTACCGGGAGGACACGTTCCTGGTCGTGTCGCGCATGGTGCAGCAGACCACGGAGGACCTGTTCCCCGAACGCGACGACATCCTCACCCCCGGCCGCAACATCCGGCGGAACGGGGTCCACTACGGCTCCCTTGGCCTGACGGCCTCCGGGGCCACCGCCCGCAGGCTGCTGAAGCGCTGACGGGCGCCCCCGGCCGGAGGGTTCCGGCATGCGGAGGTTCGAGTCCTCCCCGGGGACCGGGGCCCGCAACAGCGGGCACGCACGAACAAGAAGAAGGAGAGATCACCATGAAGACGAAGACGACGGACGACTGGGACGAACTGGCCGAGGCTCTCGATCGGGCGCTGCCCTACGGCGTCAGCGTCTACTTCCCCGGCAAGGAGGACGACGAGGACCACGACCTGCGCCTCATCCCCGGTGATGATGGGTTCGCACGCCTCGTCATCGACCTGGGAGACGAGGATGTGGCCTGGAGTGAGGAGACCATCCACCTCCAGTGGGGTCGCGATGAGGGCGCGAGCGAGCACGACCCCGACCTTCGGTGGTGGACTCGGGACTGGTCCCGCTCTGGTGTCGGGGATACCGATAGCCCGCAGGATATGGACGAGGCCATGAGCGAACTGGCCGGGGACGTCATCGGCACCGCGCTCGACATGATCCACCACCTGGCCGGAGGCGAGCGCGAGGACGGGAAGATCTACTACAACGACGAGGGCAGCGTTGAGGTCGACGATGACCTGCGCTACGTACTCGCCGACGCCTACGACAAGGGCGCCATGGACGTGAGGTCGTTCATCCGCGAGACCATCGTGGGCAACATCGACCTCCAGCCCGAGGAGGGGTTCGCCGACGTGCGACAGGACCCGTCGTCGGACCGGATCTTCGTCAACGAGCGCAGCGGCCGAGCGCTGAACCTCGATGTCGACCTGCGTTACCCCTGCGACGGGGGTTCGCGGTGCATGATCACCCGGATCTCGGCGAAGAACAGCGACACGATCTTCATCAAGCGGGCGGCGGAGGCGATGATGAGCCCCGAGGACTTCGAGAAGATGTACGCCGCCATCGACTGGCTGATCGACGAGGACGCCGAGAAGGAGGAGGAGAACCGATGAGCGACCTCACGCCGCCGAAGTACTGGAAGACGGAGGGCCCGGCCGACTACTGGCTCGACCGGTTCGTCAAGGAGGTGGAGGGACCGGTGGAGAACGCGCAGTTCTTCCGCCTGTCCGCCCTCGTCTTCGACAAAGTCCGAGAAGGCTGGGAGACCAGGATCGTCCTGAAGAAGCAGTTCGCCGACAACCCCGACGCCCTGGCGGAGTTCATCCGATACAACTGCATGCCCGGCTGGGCGCGCGAGATGGAGGAGGAGCTTCGTAAGGATAAGGCGCGGTTCCGTGAAGAGATGGAGGCGTCGCGCCGTGAGGTGGAAGCGTGGCTCCGCGAGGAGAAGGAGGCGGACGAGGAGTGACCCGCAGACCCTATAAGGACATCATGGCTCGGGCGCTGGCCAAGCACACGGGGCGGTCCCTGGACGACGTCGAGCACCTGGACCACGCCCGCGGTGTGAGGACTAAGGACGGGTCCTACACGGTGGCCCTGTTCGGGGCCCCCGTTCGGGGCCTCGTCGTCAAGCACCGGCAGATCCGCGTCACCCGGGGCCTGAGGCGCCTGTCGGCGTCGGACGTCGAGGACCTGCTCACCGAGGCGGACCGGCGCTTCGAGGCTTATTGGGCGGCGGTGAACGTCTGCCACGCCCGGGCCCAGTGGATCGTGGCCCTGAAGGAGAACGAGATCGTCCTGTCGAATGACAGGGTGCTTCGCTACGATGATGCCTTGAGGGCCTTCAAGTGAAGAGCGAGAGAGGAAGAAGGAAGAGAGATGGCAACTGACATCGAACACATGGTTGTCGACATCGTCAACATGAACCTGGACGGGCTGCCCCGCTACCCGTTCGGGCACCCGAACGCGGGTGAGGACGACAGGGACTACTGGCAGGCGGTGGACGAGCTCGCCCACCACCCCCGCTTCAACGACACGCTGATGGACCTGCCCTTCGAGGTCCGTGTCGACTGCGAGGGGGCCCTGCTGTGAGCACCGCAGAGGAAAGAATCAAGGGTCATCTGCCCAAGGCTATGCGCAGCGCCGTCCGGTTCGAGGACGGTCAGGTCACCTGCGACTGGGACGAGCGGACCGCCTGGCGTTACGAGGACACCTTCGGCTGCATGACCATCTGGTCGGGCGGGCACGAGCAGGACATCACCGACGTCGCCGCCGCCATGTACCTCACCGAACGGGCGTTCACCGACGACATCCTGCCCAGCCTGGACCGGGCACTCGACGGAATCTACAAGTTCAACGTCCGCAAGGGGACCGTGCGCCTCAGGGACTCCGGTATGGGGCCCTTCTTGGACATGAGGGAGCACGACTACTACAACGACGCCGTGGATGCGGGGATCAGCGCCCTGGCGGACCAGACGATCCGCCTGATCGCCGCCGACGCCGCCAAGCGGCTGGGGCCGCACGTCGTCGAGCGTACGGGCAACGGCTCCACGATCATCACAACAACGCAGGGGACCGTGTGCATGTCCCCCGATGCCGCGAACGAGGACGGCTCCGTGCAGGTCGTGGTCGACACCCCCCGGCAGCACGGTGTCGAGCGCATCGCACCCGGGGGCGCCCTGCCCCGCTACGTCATCTGGGACCTTAACAACCCCACCGAGTGAAAGGACGGCAACATGCTCAACACGAAGATCATGAGGAACGGACAGGAGGTCACCGTCGCCAAGTTGCGCGGTGTCGTCCGTCGGGTCTCCAAGACCTCGGAGATCGAGGGGATGGAGTGGACGGTGTTCGCCGACCGCCTCGTCGCCCAGCGCGACGCCATGGACTCCCTCGGCGGAGACCAGGAGGCCGTCAGCATCATCGACGATGCCCCCGACGGCCAGAACTGGTCCGTCGTGTTCACCCCGAAGGGCGGGGCCCAACGGTGAACGAGGAGAGGGAGGAGAAGACCTTCGAGTACTACAACAAGCCCGGACGTCCCTACACCAACGACCGCATCGAACTGTGGTGCGGAAACCAGAAGGAGGCCAGGCGCGTGCACTGGGACGACCTGGACGATCTGCTCAACCGGATCCTGGAGATGGGCGAGGCTTGGGGCGGCGAGAAGGAGCGCGAAGCGTGGACTTCCTGGGCGCACACCGTGGTCCTGGCGGCCACGGCCCAGCGCACCCTGGCCCACCGCCCCGTGGGCTTCGCCTGCCTCGACGACGCCCCTGACGGCACGCAGTGGATGATGCGGATTAACCCCTATGAGACGCAGACCGGAACCGACGTGGTGAGGAAGGAGGGCGACAATGCCGCGGTTTTTTGAGCCCCAGGACTTCGACCAGCTGTACGAGGCTGTCGTAGCCGCCGGGCGCCATGTCGAACGCCACGGCGAGTGCTTCTTCTGGGAGGATGAGTTCGGGGCCTGGGATGTGGGCCCCGGCCCGATGGGCCAGGAAGTTCTGGTTCGGCGCCGTGTCGACCTGCCCGACACCAATGAGGTGTGGCATTTCAATGTGCTGTTCGACCCTTATATCTGTCGTGACCCCGACTTCTTCGTGGGAGTGGCGCTCCAGTACATGGCCAACCGGACCCCACAAGAGGCCCGGAAGAATGAGAAGGAGGAGAAGAACAAGAATGAGCGCTGAGGACAAGAGGACCAACGAATTGGCCCTGGCCATGCTGGGTCTGCGCGTGGCCATGATCCGCAAGGGGTACCGGCCCCTGCCCATCGACGAAAGCAAGGGGGCCGAGGGCCTGTGCATGATCGTGTGGATCATGGGCGGCCAGGAGTGGACGGCGGCCATCACCGCCTGGGACGTGCTCACCCTGATGCGGCGCACCGGGCGGGCGGGGGAGCTGATCGAGATCAACCTCGACACCGCCCGCCTCGACAAGCCGGATCTGATCGTGGATCGGATCCTGCCCTCGCTCCTGTTCATCGACATCCCCGTCAAGTAGTAGGGCGAGAAACGAGAAGAAAGGAAGAGATGACCAACTACATCGAGGAGCGGCTCCGGCAGCTCATGAGCGATGGCACCCCGCCCGTGCGGGTGTCGGCCGCCTTCCTGGAGAACGACAAGTGGGACGACGAGGGCGGCGCGGACGTGAGCATCTGCATCCGACAGCCCTGGCTGTGGCACGTGATGGGCGTCCTGAGGGGCCCGTACTACTACCTGCGTGACCACGGCATCATGGCCCCGGAGATCGCCTTCCACATCAACGAGCCCGATCTGCTTACCGACGGCGAGCACATGGGCTACCAGCGCTGCGGCGACGTCGTCTACTATCGTGGCGACAACGTGGACGACATCCTGCGCGACCTGGCCGCCGACGTCGAGGACCTGGCCCGCAACACGCTGAAGAAGCACGGCGATGAAGCTTCGTGACTACCAGGCGGCGGCGGTCGAACAGGTCGCCGCCGCCGGGGGCACGGGCCTTTTGGCCCTCGCCCTAGGAGCGGGAAAGACCCTCACGGCCCTCGCCTGCGCCGAGCGGAGCCTGAAAGAAGAGGGGAAGGAGCCGAAGGACGCCCGCGTCCTCATCGTCGCTCCTCTTCACACCATCGACGGCTGGCGACGGCACGTCCGAGAAGTGTGGGGCATGGAGCTGCGCGAGTGTGCGGCCAAGGGAGCGGACAGGAAGGCGAACCTCGAAGCCCTGTGGGACAGGAACGAGAAGGGGGTCTTCTTCATCGGCTGGTCCCTCATGACCGCCCGCAACAAGCACAAGAAGAAGGACAAGCGGGGGAGGATGGTCTCCGCACCCGACACCCACGCCTTCGGAGGAACCCTCTTCGACATCCTCATCGCCGACGAGGTCCACCGCGCCTGCAACCCCCAGTCCCTCAACTCCAAGGTCCTGTGCCGGATCCGCGCGAAGCGGCGACTGGCCCTGTCGGCCACCCCGGCGGGCAACCTGCCCGTCAACATCTACGGCGCCCTGCACTTCCTGTGGCCCGTGCGCTACACATCCTTCACCCGCTTCGCCGACTTTTTCTTCAAGTCGCAGTACAACCCGTTCTCCGACACCGGGTACGGGAAGCTCTACGGCGAGGAGAAGCAGCCCGGACGAGTGCGGGCCACGACCCCGTGCTGGGTGTCGGTCACCAGGCAGCAAGCCCTGCCCGAACTGGCCGATGTCGACATCCGCCGCGTGGCCGCCACCATGACCCGGGACCAGAAGCGCATCTACAAGCAGTGGAGGGACAAGGCGATCGCGTGGCTCGACGATCACCCCGTCGCTGTCAACCTCCCCGTCGTCCTCGACACCCGCCTCCAGCAGGCCACCCTCGCCCAACCGGTTGTCCTGGACTACACCACGCAGACCGGCGGGGTACGAGAAGTCGTCACCTTCGACAAGGACGCCCGGAGCGGGAAGATCGACGCACTGCTCGACATCCTCCAGGACTTGGAGGGGGAGAGGGTCATCGTCTTCACCCACTCCCGAAAGTTCCTCATCCCCCTGCGGTGGCGCCTGGAGAAGGCGGGCTACCGGGTGGAGCAGGTATCGGGGGACGACCACGAGGGCTGGCGCACGTTCCGCGATGATCACGGGGTGCAGATCCTCCTGGCCGTCGTGTCCGCCATCGCCGAGGGCGTCGACGGGCTCCAGACGGACTGCCACACCGAGATCTGGCTGTCGAGGGACTCCTCCCTGGTCATCAACGAGCAGGCCCAAGGACGACTTCATCGTTCGGGCCAGGAACGGGGCGTCGTGCGCTACCTGGTGCAGTGCCCCGGAACCATCGACGACACCGTCGTCGGAAGACTTGCCGAAAGGCACCGCGCCCTGACGGAATCAGGGCTCATCTAGAAGGAAGAGAGGAACAGTACGTGAACGATGACGAACTGTCCGAACTGATCGAACGACGGGCCGGGCTCATCGAGGCCCGCTCCGCCGTCAACAGGCAGCTGACCGGCCTCAACCAGGCGATCGCCGCAGAGATGACCCGGAGGGGACTCGACCGCTACGACGGCGCCGTGCTCACCCGCCGGTCGCACTTCCGCCCGTTCGTCGCCTCCGCCCTGCTCGACGAGAGGCTCGTGTCGACGGATGAGCGGATGGGGGTGTACAAGGAGATCATCGACCCCGGGGCCCTGAAGGAGCGGTTCCCCGACATCTACGCGCAGGCCTGCGAGCCCGGCGAACCCTACCTGGTGCAGCGGGTTCGGAGTGAGGGCGACGATGTGGGGTTCTGAGGCCACGGGTCGAGCCCTGGAGATCGTCGGAGCCCCGACGGACCGGGACCGGCAGCGCCACGTGGGACCCTCCGAGCTCGGCGAGGTGTGCGAGCGGTGCCTGGCCGACAAGATCCGGGGTACCTACGAGGACAAGAGGGCGGGGACACCGCTCGCCCCGCTGCTGGGCACCGCCTTCCACCTGCTGGCCCAGCAGCGCTTGTCGAACTCCCCGGAGGGGCGGGCGGGGCTGGTCCTCGTGGAGAAGCGGGTCGACGTCGCCCAGGTTGACGGCTACGGGCCGATCCGGGGCACTGTCGACCTGTTCGACACCGCCCGGCGGGAGGTCATCGACTGGAAGGTCCTGTCGAAGTCCCGCATCGCGGGGATCAGCGCCGTGGTGCACAACCGCCTGGACGGCTCGGTCCTGATGGACCGGGACAAGATCATCTGGGAGACGGCGTGGAAGTACTACGCGCAGATGATGCTCTACGGCTACGCCCTGGAGCGCGACGGCTACGAGGTGGAGCGGGCGAGCCTGCTCATGATCCCGCGTGATGCGTCCACGGACGTTCTGCCGGGCGCGGCCAGGACGCTGGTGTTCCAGTACCGCCGGGCCGTCGCCGAGGCCGTCCTGGGCCGTTTCAGCGAGCTCGTGGCCCGGGTTCGTGACGAGGAGAAGGAAGCGGCGGGGGTGTCGAGCGGGGCGTATGAGTCCTCGCCCGGCTGCTACCGCTGTAAGCGACTGAAGAAGGAGGAGGCCGACATGGCCGCATGGGGAGGTATGCCGTGATCACCAGTATCGGCATGATCGAAGAGGCGCTGAGGAAGGCGGGGTGGGCGCTCGACCGGCCCCGCAACAACCTGGGCCGCTACCGAGTCGTGTTCACCAGGGACGGGCGCCAGCTCGCCCTGGTCGCAGGGAACAACGGGGCTGTCGCCATCTTCGAGTGGAGTGAGTCGATGGGCTGGACGCGGGCCTACGTGGGCTACCACGACGAGGTCCTCAAGTGGGTCGAGCGGGAGGCGCGATGAAGGGTTCGGCGATTCGCGCCAGGGGCATTGAGCGTGCCCTGGAGAGGATGGGGCGGCTGCCCGGCCTCGTGGTCAACGGCGGCGAGGAGGTGTGGGCTCCGGACGGGCGCAGTTCGACGATGTGGGTCATCACTAACGAACTCAACGTCGACACCGAGCCCCTCGTCCTGACGTTCACCCGCCCCGCCGTCATGCACAGGAGCGACCGCATCGAGTGCACGCTGACCAGCCGGGGCGAGGAGGTCAACCTGCGCACTGAGGATGACCTGGAGCGTCTGGTGGCCTTGTGGCGCCTGCGCGGCGTCGAGGGCGCCGAGCTCGTCGACACCCTGACCCTTCCGGGCTGGAAGCAGCTGGCGCTGTTCCCGCTCGACGAGGCGGGGGATGTCGATGGCGGGGAGGCGGCCTGATGTCGACATCGGCTTTCGATAAGATGCTCGCAGCGGCCGGTTTCACGGCGGAGGATCCGCAGGAGCTCAAGGATATCTCGGTACTCATGTACGGAGGGGCGGGCGGGGGCAAGACCTCTTTGGCCGCCACGGCGGCCAGGGTCCCCGAAATGTCCCCCGTGCTCTACCTCGACTTCGAGAGGGGCACACTGCCTCTGAGGGACTGGGGGGAACTGGACAAGACCACCATCATCCACCTGGACTCCTGGGCCGACACCCACCGGTTCATCACCCAGGTCGTCCGGCCCACGATGAACAGTAGGTCCTTCCCCTACCGCACCGTCGTCTTCGACACCATCGACAAGCTCCAGGAGCTCATCGTGGGCGAGTCTCGTACGGCCAACCCCGGTAACAACTACAAGCCGTGGACCGACGCCTACGACAACGTCATGACGCTGATCAACGCCTTCATGCGATGCGACGGCGTCAACCTCCTGGCTCTCACCCACGTCGCCCGGGTCACCAACTCGGTGACCGGGGAGACCGAGGTCGGACCCGCCTTCCGAGGGCAGCAGTCCGACAAGCACATGCCCTCCAACTTCGACTTCGTCGTCTACATGAGGTCGGGCAGGTTGGAGAACGGGCAGTTCGCCGTCCGAGCGGACTTCGCCCTGCCGGGGGCCATCACCAAGCGCCGGGTCAAGGACTTCCCCGCCTACCTGGAGAACCCCACCATGGGCCGGATCTGGAACCTGGCGCATAAGACCAACACCAACAACACCATCAACCCCGAGGAGAACGCATGACTGCCAACAACGACCCCTTCGCCGCCTTCCCCGCTACCGCCGCCGGTACGTCCGGCGCGGACCTCACCGCCCTGGACGGCCTCGACCTGTCCCAGGTGGAGGTCGCGGAGGAGTTCTCGTTCCGCGCCCCCGAGCCCGGGTACCACAACGCCGTCGTCACCAAGACGGAGTGCCGGCTGTCGTCCAAGGGCCTGCCGATGGTCGTCCTCACGTACGCCATCGACGACACCAACGACCCCGACCACGGCATCCAGGTGCTGGGGTACACGGTCCTCTACTTCAAGCGCACGGAGCAGGGGCGGACCACGCGGGTCCTCAACCCCGGTTTCCGGCGGATGCTGGAGGCTGTGGACCTGTGGCGCGAGGACCCGCGTGAGCGGGCGCCCATGCTCAACGCGGCTGGGCTGAAGACGACTGTCGACCGCCTGTTCGCGCTGATGCTGCGTCGCAAGTGCACGATCAAGACGTCTGTGGCCCCGCCGCGTCAGCGCGTGGACCGCGAGACCGGGCAGCCGATGTTCAACCCCGACGGCACCCCGCTGATGGGCAGCCCGCGGGGGCAGGTGGACGAGGTGGAGTACGAGCCGGTCGACAGCTCGACCACTCCGTTCTGATCCCGTGATGACCGGCCGGGGTCCTGCTGTATGGCGGGGCCCCGGCCGGGTCAACAAGGAAAGAGGAGAAGCCATGCTTTTGTTCTACTACGAGAAGAATGAGCTGCGGGCGTTCGTCGATGACGACGGCGCCTGGTTCGTCGCCGCGGACGTGGCCGTAGCTCTGGGGTACCGCGACTCGCCCAACATGCTGCGCAGGTTCAGCAAGAACGAGGTCCGCTGGTTCAAGGTGCCCGGGCGCCGGGGGGTGCACGACGCCAGGGCGGTGTCGGCCCGGGCGCTGATCGGCCTGGCGTTCCGGTCCCGGTCCGAGCGGTCCGAGGGCTTCTACCGCTGGCTGCTGGACGAGGTCCTGGATGTCGAGCTGCGCAAGGACGCCAGGGAGCGGGCGAGAGAGGAGGCGTTGAACATGTGAGCCAAGCCTCATACGCACAGTGTGCGTATGAAGGGGCAACCACATGCATCACACACGTGGTTACTTTGCGCGGGTCCCGCAAGATAAGTGTAGGTAGAATCTACGCTTGCAGGCTCGCTCCGAGTTGTATACCCTGGACACGTGAGGCCGACCGGCCCCGCCGAACACCACCAAGAAGGAGAGATCCCGTGAAGGAACTCACACAGGTCCCGTTCCACGACACCACCATCTACACCACCGCCGACGGTGCCCACGTCGCGCTGCGCCCTGTCTGCGAATCGCTCGGCCTGGACGCAGACAGTCAGCTTCAGCGCATCAAGCGGCAGCCCTGGGCAACCACGGTTATCATGACCGGGGTTGCCGCCGACGGCAAGATGCACGAGATGGTCTTCATCGACCGGCGCACGTTCACCATGTGGCTGGCCACCATCGACACCGGTCGGGTCAAGAACGAGCACACCCGCGAGCTCGTGCGCACTTACCAGTGCGAGGCCGCAGACGCCCTTGACCAGTACTTCCACGAGGGCGCGGCGATCAACCCGCGGGCCGCCGAAGAGACGACACGAGAGACCGAGGACCGACGCCTGCGCCGGGCCCGTCAGCTCGTTGAGCTCCATATGCTCGCCCAGGGGGTTGTCGCCCAGGACTACCTGGAGTCGAAGATTCGCATCATCCTCGCCAAGGTGAGCGACGAGATCCCCGAGATCGAGGCGGGGGCGCGCCCGCTCTACATCCAGGACTACCTGCGCGAGAAGGGTGCCACCACCGACGAGGTGACGCGCTTCGCGTCCGCCTTCGGACGGTACGTCCGAACCACCTACGTGGACGAGCGGGGTGTCGAACCCGGCAAGCGCTTCGACGAGACCCCCTCCGGTCAGGTCCGCGAGACGTACGCCTACACCGAGACCGACCGTCCGATCTTCGACCGTGCCTGGAGCAAGAGCTACGCGGGTGGCTTCCCGGAGAAGAGGGCCAGGAAGAGCAAGGAGAAGAAGTGACCATCATCGACAGCACCCGGACCACCCTCCGCTACGGTGACGAGACGGTGAGGACCTTTCTCGACGAGGACAGCGTCCTGTGGTTCGTCGCCTCGGACCTCGCCAGGATCCTGGGCTTCGCCTCCGGGTCGTCTTTCGCCCGGGCCATCCCCGAGGAGGAGCGGACCACCTGGACGGTGCAGACCCACGGCGGCCGCCAGAAGTGCGTCATCATCTCAGACTCCGGCCTGTTCGCATTCGCTACGCGGACACGAAAGCCCTTCGGGCGCGAGCTCCGACGGTGGATCACCCACGAGGCGGTCCCGACCATGAGCCGGCTCCCGCAACCCGTTGAGACTCCGGACGACCCGGTGCAGAGGCTTCAGCGGATGTTCGACTACGCCCTTCGCAGGAGGCTGAGTTGACATGACCCTCGACGAACTCATCGAGAAGCTGACGCAGATGCGCGACAAGGAGGGCGGCGACACCATCGTCGTCGTCCGAGGCTACGAGAGCGGCTACGACCGCGTCGACGACGTCGACACCCTCGACGTCTACGACAGCCGCGCCGAGGGCGGCCACGAGAAGTGGTGGGAGGGGCGCTACGACGAGAGCGCCTTCTGGGCCCACGCTCAGGGCACCGACCCCGTCCACGTGGTACGCCTGGTGAGCGCCACTGACAAGACCTTCGACTGAGGACCGGGCCCCGGCGTCGCTAAACTGACGGCGTCGGGGCCGCGTCGTCCCCGCGCAAGAGAGGAAGAGAAACACACATGGCCTTCTTCGAAGAGGTGCTGCCCGACACGCCCGGCTGGGTGCCCATCATCACCAAGGACCCCTTCGGGCGGCTCACCGTCTTCAAGTGGTTCTCGTGGCCCGATGAGAAGGCCGCCATGGGGCGCTATGTCGAAGCCCACGGCAGTGGCGACGTCTACTTCAAACCCATGACGTTCACCCAGCCGCCCTCCCTGACTGACCCCCGCCACGCCACGAAGGCCAACGTGCTGCGATGCGACGTCGTCTACTGCGACGGCGACGACATGGACCCCTCCAAGCTCGCAATCCTCCCCACCACGTTCGTGCGCACCTCGCCGGGCCACTGGCACGGCTACTGGCGGTTCCTCGACGCCACCGCCCTGTCGAACAACGACATGGAGGACCTGTCGCACGGGCTGTACAACGCTCATGCCGCCGACGGCATGGACCGCGGCTGGCCCCTGGCCAAAATGCTGCGCGTCCCCTGGTCCTACAACACGAAGCCCGAATACGGCGCCCCCTTCCGCGTCACTCAGTACTCCGAGGAGACTGTCAGGAGAAGAGGGGCGGGCGGTGTCGACCTGGTCGAGATCCAGCGCGAGGGAGAGGCCGTCACCGTCGCCGAGTTCGCCGCCCACTACCCCCCGGCCGAACCACTGTCCCAGGAGGAGCTCGACTCCAAGGTCCCCCAGGAGCAGGACCCCAACGAGATCTACCGCCTGCTCGCCCTTGTCAACAACTCCGTCGCCAACGACCTGTTCATGATCCGCCCTGAGATCGGCGACGACTGGTCCGCCCGCATGTACCACCTCCAGTGCATACTCATGGAGGTCGGGTTCGACGCGCGCTCCTGCTACCTCGTCCTGCACGAGGCCGCCTGCAACAAGTATCGGCGCGACAACCGCCCCGACATCGACCTGTGGGTGCAGGTTCAGCGCGACGCCGCAAGGTGGAGGCAGTACCACGACGGCGAAGACTTCATCATGGACGACGACGCCGACATCCTGCGCGTCCTCGGGCTTACACCTTTGGAGGGCGTCAACCAGTTCGGCGATGAGTCCTCGCCCGAAGCGCTTGTCGACCGTCTGCCGTCCGTGCTCGACGCCGACGCCAACGGCCTGTACTGGACGCGAGTGCAGTTCCTCCACCCCGAGGAGCAGCCCATCAACGACACGTTCATCGACGCCTTCACCTCCTGGGTCGGACACAAGTCCCCGCAGGCCCCCTGGGAGTTCTCCGTGGCCGGGGGCCTGGCCATGCTCTCCGCCCTCCTGTCGCGCTACGCCAAGCTGCCGCTCACCTTCACCGACATGGGCCTCAACCTGTACTGGCTGGTCCTGGGGCGCACCACGCAGTCCCGCAAGAGCACGGCCCTGCGCCTGGCCCGCGGCGTCCTGAACGACGTGGCTGAGGAGGTGGGTGTCGACAGCAGCGGTTACGAGGCCCCCGAGGACGCCACCGCCGAAGCCCTCCAGGAGTGGCTGGGCGACCTGCCCCGCCTGTCCACGCTGCTCAGCGTCGACGAGGTCCAGGACACCTTCGCCGCCGCCTCCCGCAAAGGCTCCTACATGGCCGGGTTCATCCCCATGCTCACCAAGATCTACGACGGGCGCGTGCCCGCCATCCTGCGCAAGACCGGGGGCCTGGCCCGCAAGGGCGGCGTCGACCACCAGATGTCGTTCTACGGCACCGGAATCTTCGACCTCACCGCCCGCTACCTGACCATGGAGCGCATCATCTCCGGCTTCGTGCCCCGGTGCCTGGTCGTCGTCGACTCCCGCGAGGGCTTCGAACCGGGGGCGAACGACGTCGCGTGGCGCACGGGGGAGCGGGCCCGTGTCGACCAGGTGCGCGACATGCTCATCCACCACCTGACCTCCGTGGTCAAGCACTGGGACAAGGGCTTCCAGGCCGCCGTGCCGGTGTCGGGCCCGTTCGACGACCTGCGCGTGCCCCTCAAGTGCGATCAGGACGCCTTGGAGCGCTGGAAGTGCTTCGCCTACGACGTCACGTTCCTGGCCGCCAACCACCCGCTCAACGCCGTGGCCCTGTTCCCCACCTGCGAGCGGCTGTCGTTCTCCGCCCTGCGGGTGGCGGCTCTGCTGGCCATGACGGAGATGAAGGACACCATCGAGCTGCGCCACGTCGTCAAGGCGATCGACCTGGCTGGGACGTGGGCGCGGTGCGCCGAGGCCCTGGTCAACCAGGTCGACTCCAACGGGTTCAGCCGAATGGTGTCCGACGTCGAGCAGTGGGTCGCCTCCCAGCCGGGTCACCGGGTGTCGTACGCCGCTCTGGTCACCAAGTTCCAGAACAAGTTCGACGGCCCCGAGGCGCTCACCCGGGTTCTCATGCACTGCCAGAAGAAGGGGACCCTGCGCGACATACTGCCCAACCCCGAACGCCCGGGCGACCGCGAAGTCGTCTACACGGCCCGGACCGTAACCGACGCATAGCAAACCAACACAACAAGAAGAGAGAGAGAGAACCATGATCACCCACCGAGAGCCGGCCAAAACCGTCTACTCACCGCACCCCCTCCTGGGGGCGCTCCTCGACCACCGCTTCGGCGACTGGCGCATCACGTCCCTCGACCCGGCGGGGTGGACGTCCACCCGCGGCGCCGTGTTCGACATCAAGTGCGTCTTCTGCGGGCGGCACAGCCAGGCGTCCGCGTCGGGGCTGCTCGAAGGGCCGCTGTGCGGCTGCAAGGCGGGCCTCAAGGCCAAGGGGCGCCAGCGGGCCGCGAGCGACCTGCGCCTGCGCAAGTCCCTGCTCAAGCGGGCCGACAACTGGCGCAAGAGCCCCGGGGGCATGACGTGGGCCAACGGCACGGAGGCCGTCAACTGGGTCCTGTCCAACTTCAACCTCCCCCCGTTCGACGACATGGACGGCTGGTCGTTCATGCGACCCGACAGCAGCCTGCCGTGGGGGCCCGACAACATCGACTTCCGCCCCAAGTTCGAGGTGCGCCAGAAGGTCGGCGAGGTTCCGTGGCGGGTCAAGGGCGAGGAGCGCCGCCGTATCAAGGCGCAGGAGCAGGAACAGGAGGCCGACGGTGAGTGACTTCTGGGCCGCCGAGCCCGTGTTCCTGGTGCCCGACCCCCATGACCT